TCAGAGTATAGGAGTCGGAGCTTTAAAGGTAGTACCTTGAGATCCTACGGTTGTATTTCTGTTTCTAAACACTATGGTGTCAGGATTGCTGATTATGAGAGTAATTCTGTCCACGTTAGTACCAGCAGAGGCGTCATAAGAATACGTTACTGTTAGTTCGTAAAGCTCGAACAGTGCGTCAGACAAATCTATGGGAGCGGAGTATAAAAACGAACTTCCTGCCACTAGAGAAAGAGATACCTCTCCTAGATTTCCCATATTCAAGTCCTTCACATAGACTCCAGTCTCCGGATTCATGCGAAAAATCTCGCAAAGAGGATTGGAGTCAGGAGTGACTAGCGTCCCATTTTCCCTCTTTGTGACAACACTTACGGCAGCAAAAGCCTGATCTCTATGTGCTATGATTGTCATCATCCCTCTTCCATGCTGACAGGAAACTCGTCGTCAGAGAGGGAACGATTAAACCCTCTTTCTATACGAGTGTGTTGCTCCACAGATTCTAGCTCTTTGTTTATTTCGTCTATGGTTTTCTCTATGGCCGATCTCTGCTTTACCAATCTGACTAGGCTAGATGGTTTTGGAAAGTACAGAGCAGCGCCTGTCTTAGTTCTTACTACTTCGGGCTCCTGCCCTAGTATAGATGAAAAGTTGGATTTGTAGTCTCCAAGAAGTTGCACCAAGTGATCCCGGAAAGACAGTCCCTGTTCATCCTTCTGTTCATCGCCAGGAGAGTTTGCCCACAGAAGAATCATTCTATACTTGTCATCAAACTCAACGAACCCAGAAAACCTATTCTTCTTGATAAGCTCCAGGGTAAATCTAGAAAGATGCTTTCCTAAGAATGATTCTTCCTTTATGTTCACACTCGGGAAAGCATCATCAATTTTATCTGGACCAAAGGGAAGCTTGACTAAGGTTACCAATCGAGTGTCGTCGGTTTCTCCCGGTTCGCTTATTTCGTCCAGTGCTTCAGTTTCTGCCTCTAGCTCATCTACGGAGCGCATGCCTCGGAGAAGTCCTCTGGCAGCATCGAACTTATTCTCCAGTAGCTCTACCACCCTATCTAGCTTTTCTTTATACGGAGAGGTAAAGGTGGCCTTTCTTCCAACTAGACTGGCTTTTATGGTTCCCTTAGATCTATCCTCTATGGCATTAATAGCCTTTGCCCACTCTTCTGGAGTTCCCTTGTCATGGAACATCACAGATATGTGGTAGTTAGGAGTGGAAGTTAGTATGTTTCCTATCCACTCTTTCTTAGTGTTTGCGGCAGGATCCCAGTTGGGTCGAACTGCAAGCACCGCACTCGTAAGGTAACGAAGATTCCAGGGCGCAACTGCATACCAGCGAGGCTTAGTGCCTGCAACTTCTGCATAGGAGTTCAAGAAGTACAGGGTGATGATAGGACCTTCAGGAGAAGTTCCTGCGGAAGCATTTATGGCAGCAGCAAAATCATCATACCTCTTGTCTAAGTACTCGCTTCTTTCTTTGTTTTCTCTTACGCTATCTTCTCCGATAACGTAAGACTGACCTTCTGTAGCCAATTTCTTGACGGAAGAGACCAGAGTGTCTATCAGAGACACCATATCCTTTCCGGTTCTTCCTCCTACATGAGGGTCATTATCATCGTGAAATCTAAGCTCGTACAATTTATCACGTAAACGACGAAGTGGCTTGTCCAGTGCAGAGAACTCTCCTCCAGAAAAATTGGGAGACGGGTTTTTGAACCTTCCGCTTGTGGTCGTGTCAATCCACTGGTACCTCTTTCGTGAGGCAGGAAGTTTATATCCCCTACTTTCTAGGTCCTTAATAAGTGTCCCCAAGAGTTCTATAGGCTGGTGAAGTGCAGGAAGACCTTCTCCCTTTAGATTATCATGCGAATAAAGAACGGACAAGATGGAGCTGATATCCTTGTCGAAGATAGTTGGATCTCCTATGAGATTAGCCAGTGTTGCTATCTTAATTTTTGGATTGGACAATAGCTCGCTGGCCACCTTCTGAAGTAAGATGGCCCTTCTTTCAAGATGTAGCCTTGAGTTCATTGTCACGTTCCTTTAGGTTTTTTGGGGCGCACTGCAGTCCAGGTGCCTAGGTTATACCCATCTTTAGCTAGTTGGTCGAACAACTGCTTGAGAAGCCTGGAGGCTGGTCTCGACATGGTATACCCGTCGTAGCACATACCATTGTGCAACTCGTTTATGGATCTAGCCAGGGTGTTTGTGGCGTGAATGGAGCACGAGCCAGATCCTGCAGGAGAAACATACATGGGGACTCTGCGCTTTGCGCATTCCTTAGCCCAAAACTTATGAGCTAAGGCCCACTGATCTCCCTCTCTCTTAGGAGAGAGAATCATCTTTCTCCTCTTAGGATCTTTTAAAACGGAGTTCCAGCACTTCTCTGCTTCTGGACTTGCTCCTTCAGGAGGGTGGCCGACCTTTGGAGAGCCTTTACCTGCCCTAGCCAGGCGAGTACGCGTTGCGTGAGGAACCGCCGCAGCCTCCGCCACTACTTCTCTTACCTCGTCTTCTGTCAGATCAGTGGAAGCCTGGAGGTTTAGAGGCATGAGAGGCCTGTTTAAAAAGCCGTTAGCCTTCAGCCATGAGGTAGCGTCTTCTAAATCCGATGGGCTCCATACCGTAGCCACTGCTTCCTGCAGATGATCTAGCCTCACCTTGTTTTGTACGTAAACCTTAGCCATATTACGTATCTGGTCTTCCGAGTTCACGCCAAGCAGCCTCAATCTTCCCAAAAATTGGGAATAATATTCCTCTGGAAGGACCTTGAACAACTTAAGCCAAGCAGACTCCTCCTCTACGATCTTCCACAGAAGTTCTTTTGGCGCGTAGAGAACTGCCTTTTTCTGCTGATCTAGAGGTAGAGTATCCATCAGAAAAACTCTCTAATGATAGATATTTCTGCCTTTGCTTCTTCTATCATGCGAAGAGCATCAGCCATTTTCTTTTGAGGATTTTTCTTGTGTGAAGCTATAGCGCGAAGAGAGGACAAGACCATTACTTTAGCAAGAGGAAGAGAACTGGCGACGCCATGAGCGTCCAATCGTTTAGCTGTTGCTGCGATTACTTCTGCCACTCTTTTCTTTTCTTCTTGCACAGAAGCAGACCTTTGGTTAGCTCCTGCCCCTCCAGCCTGCTGCGCTACTTGTCGCGCTCCTTGGCCTATCATCTGAGCTACGTTTCCAGCTATGTCAGCCCACATATCTGGAGGAAGGTTTTTAGCGAAACTGAGAACCTTCGGACCCAGCTTTGCAATCATGGGACCTAACGCCCTCACCAAAGCAAGTAGCGCGGGGTGTGCTGTTTTCTCTACATCAGCCTTCACCATGCTTCTCATTTTCTGTGCTACTAGCAACATTCGTTTTTCTTGCGAGGTATTCGTCATGGCTTTTTTAACCCATCCCTTTTCTGTTTTCTTCCATGTTTTCTTGACCGCTCCCCACGCATAAGAGAACTTGTTATCTATATCAGGTCCTGCATTTTCGTATGCATTCATCCATACCTTCTTCGCTGATGGAGGAAGAGAAGACACCTGTGATGGAAGATCCTGAATGCTGGAGTAAGGCATTATATTCTTTCGTGAAGAGGCAGACTCCTAGTGAATTTTGGTTCTTTTACTACGGTTTGTGTTTGCGGAGCCTTAACGTAAGTAACTATCCTAGAGTCGGTTCCCTCAAATCCTGGGCCCAAAGCCTCTTTATCCTCATCCTCAGACTCAGACTCATCCTCAGCACTAAAATCCAAAAACTTAGATAACTTGTTGGCAAGTTCCATTTGTCCCCTTTTTCTAGCTTCTGATGCTACGCGGGACAGCTTGTGAGCGGCCGATTTTGGCATGTATGTGACTAGTGTTCGATAGAATATCTGAAACCCGTCAGGCCCCATTTCTCTAGTCTCCAGTATGTCTATTTCCTGTTCTGCCTTATCCGTTACTAACGTGACTTGGTGCCCCTCCATGTCGTCTACGTCTAAGTTCTTTGACGAATCTATCAAACGGATTCTCATATCCCCGTCTTTTAGTGAAAGAATCTCTACAGGAACTCTCACATCTCCCCACTGAAGGTAGGACTGCGACGAATAGTCTGCCTCTACCCTTCTGGTAAGAGGTATGGGCCACTTGTTGTCTTTCCCCACGTTTATCTCCAACCCAGACACTTTCCACGCTAGAGATTTTACGCTGGAATAATTTGTTGAGCTGTTACTGTACCTAAGTGTCACGTGAGGATTGAAGTTCTTTCCAGTGAAAGTTGTATCTATAAGACCCGGCTTGACGAATTCTATAGCCTCTAACAGCTTATTGTGGAGGTCCTTTAGTGACTTAGACTTTACCTTAGCCACATGAGGGTACGTACCGTCTTTCTGTGGGGTGGGGAACGTAGTGGTCCCATCCAATACTACGTCAAAGGTCCCAACACTTTCAGCCACATCTCGTATTATTGGAATTAGAGTCTCAGCGTCCTCTACGGACAAAGCAGGAAAATACATCACAGTGATGTGTGGCTCATACTCCATAGAAGGATCAAGAGGCAGTTTTTCCGCTATGTTTTGGGGAACACTTATACCTATGATTCCGCTTTCCTTTTCTTTCGCTGCAGCCGAGATAAGAGGGCGCTGGTCTTCGGAAGAGAAAGCAAAACTGAGAACGAAAGGAACATTCACATATCTTTCAAAGGTGGAACCCTTTGGAAAATCTGTAACACCAGTAAGAATGCCCACGAATTCATCTGTTCCTACCTTGAATCTGACAACCGACCCAATCTTTGACCTTGCGTACCTTTGGATGTGTTCCACGTCTGACTTAGTGTCGTCCTCATCAACGACCCAAAGAAACTTAACTCGAACTGTTCCCTCTTTGGTAGATGACGAAAGAAGGGTGCCTTCAAAAGACTGAGAATCCAAGGCCATCAGCACATCTTTGTTTAGGTACTTGGTGAGTACCCTAGAGGCTGATTCTGGGTCCGTAATCTTATCAGCAGTTAGAAATCTGAGTTTCATATTACTTGTTTAGCGCTGAATCAATGGCCCTGTCTAGGCCTTCTACCCAACGACGGCACATTCCAGCGTTGGGGGTATAGAAAGACAGCCTGTCAAAGGTGTAGGCTCTTACTCCGTCTATAAGAAACTCCTCCATCAGAATTCTATGGTCTGAAGTTACTATGGGTTCTCTCACTATGCCATGATTTTCGAGTTTGGCCCAAGTCAATGGCTTAGGAAGACTGTAATTCACTCCAGTTTTTCTAATAAGTGACTTTTCTTTCGGGGAGATTTCAAACCTATAACACTGTTTACTTCCGAGATATTCAACCAGCCTAATTATGGCATCTCTTTCAAGTCCGTAGGCTGGTTTTGTTTTCAGAAGAGTACATAGCCCTCCAGAGCATAGTAGGTGTTTCTTCTGCACTGACCTTCCTGACGTAGAGGAAAGCATCTCGGGAGTAGCAGGCATGGCTTTCGCACAAAAAGAGTAACCCTCAGAGGTCAACGCCTTTTGTATTCTTGTTAGAAGACGAAGGGCTCTATCGTTTTTTGTGTAGTCAGATACCTCAACGAAATACGTAAGAAGATCGTCAAAGGCGTTCTCTACTTCTTTTCCGTACTTCTTTTTCTTCTTGGACTTTGATGCCACTAAGAGAATACGCTGTACTATATCATTCATTTGCGACACCCAGGGAAGCAATAAGAGATCTAAATCTCTGTATGTGGGCAGAGGCTGTTCGTACAACTTCTGCTCTCTTATTCTTTCTAACCTTGTTGTTAGTCAACATCTCATGAATAGAAGGACTACTATCGAGACTAGCCACAATCTCTTCATAAGCTCTATAAATGACAGCCGAATCGTTCTGATGTCCTGTGGCAGCAGCAATAAACTCGGCTCCCACAATAGCGGCAGAGGCTACGAGTGATCGTGGAGAAGTTCCGTCTGATATTTCTAGTATAGACGCAATGTGCTCTAGCCTGTCTAAGTTATCAGATACCTTTAGGAATCTCTTTTGAAGGTCAGGTCTCATGGTTCCCCTTCAGTCAACTTTCGTATTATTCTCTCAAACCTTTGCAGCAGTACTTCCATTCGTTCTGCCGTCTTTCTATTCTCTAGGATAGCAGAAGACAAATCTCCTATGTTTCTAGACTTGAGAGCAGAGTCCATTGCTTTAGCGTGAGAGTTGGCTTTGTTAGACATCTCTCCCATTTCTTGTACAAAGGAAGACAAATAGTGAAGCAATCTGGCTTCGTTCGCCACCTTCAGTAATCTAATTCGGCTATGTGTATTCATGCTACATGGCATAAATACAAAGGAATAGCTAAGGGTTTAGGTTCAGTTCCCACTTTGCTTGCCCGCAATCCCACACCCGAAGCATTCCGTTTTGATGTCCTGTGCTGCCAGGAAACTTCATTCGGTGAAATGAGTTTCCTCTGGCGTCAGTCCATACAAAAGACAGATGCTGACTGACTAGGTTCCACCCTAAAGACTTCAAATAAGTTCCATCCCCGTATCTCAAATCTATAAATGTCTGAACCTTGTTTGGCTGAAGTTCTCTTATAGCGTGAGACACCAACTTGGAGAATCCTCCTACAACGGTCACCCCTGGCTTAGAGCAGAACCTGGACACATCGAGTACCTTGTCTCTGACAGATTTGAACTTCACCTGTATTGATGCAAGAGTGTCTCCGTTCTTGTCCACCAAAGAGTACACTGTCCCACTTCCTTTCCCCATAAGGTGAAAAGAAGAAAAAAAGGAAGCGTCTCCACCCACAACTTTGGTGGTGCGTGCAAAAACCTTTAAGTTCTTACCCATGAAGTTATGGGCTATGGACCTACAGATACTCGGGTTGGACAATATCTCGTCTTCTCTGAAGAAGAAGGGCCTAAACCCATGCGCCAAGTAAGCATCCCTCTTTTTCTTATGGTAATTCTTATCCGGTTTTTGGGCCTCAGAATGCCAAAACAGCCCGTCACATTCTATTATGATCTTGAATTCTGGAAGCAGAATATCTGGAAAGTAGGGTGTACCATCCAGCTTCTTGTTTCTGATGATCACTACGTCACTGTCGAACCAGGATGCCGCAACATTTTCTAGAGTGGATTCAGTTCTAGAGAAACTGTCGAGGATAGAAGCAGCTTCGTCCCCAAACCTTCGGACAGCCACGTTAACGGTTGCGTAGGATGACCCTATTTTTTGGGCATATTGTCTTTGAGTCATGCCGTTGACTAGGGTGGTGGTACCATTCCGGAATCTTTTTCTCATCACCTCGTCTGTTGAAGGAAAGAAGGTGTACTCAGGGTCCTCTCCTAAGCACTTGAATACCCAGGAAGACGGGTGCTCGGTCTCTTTTCCTGTTCTGTTGTCTCGGATCTTCAGAACTTTATCAGTAGATTTGGCAGAGTTCCTAACCCCTACCAAGCTAAAATTCGAAGAGGAGGCCTGTAGTCGTATCCGAAAATAATCCTCGCTGTACCCTTGGGGCAGCCCTAGGCGTAAAGACATCCTTCCTCGGCTCTGTCCGACCTCTTTAGCAATTTTTGACAAGGATTCTCCTCGGGCCCATCTCAGCACAATGGCGGCATCCTGTTCGCTCTTCCCTGCTAAAATGGAATTAAGAGATGCTTCCCTTGAAGATGGAGGATCCGAAAATAAGTATACCATAGGGTCTGAACGCAACTTATACGTCAGCTCTTCGCTAGGAAGAGACCCTGAGGTTCCGTTTCGTGCGTCTCTTACTGTTAGATAGACAGTACCCGCTCCAGACTCGGATTTCCTTTTCTCTATGCCTACGACTGTAAGGTGAGGGGCAAGTAACGACACTCGAAACGGATATATCTCGTTGGACCCCTTGGGGGGTATTCCTAAAATCTTTCTCACATCTCCTCGTTTAACACCGAGGTCTGCTGCTATAGAGCCGAGCTTCTCCCCCTTGGCCCAGCGACACAGTAGGCTCTGTATTTGATCCATAGACGGAATGGTACTACATAAGGCTGTGGTTGCAAGTTAAAAAGAAAAGCCCCGTAACCTTACGGGGCTTTTCTTTTTAAGAAGGTTAGCCTCAGACTCTAACGCCGCGGTCTACTGCACGACCGTTTACGATCACCTGGCCCTGGATCTGCTCCATGAACCAACCACGAGCCGGACGACCCTGGTTGTAGGTATCGATCGCACGTGAGTCCAGCTCCTTACGCTGGGTGATGGTTCCAAGAGTCACTGGGGAAGCCGTGACATAAACCTCACCAGGCTGAAGAACCTGCAAGGTGTCATAGCGGTAACCGTCGGTGATGATCTCCATGCCAAGCATGGAACCAAGACGACCCTCAAGAATCAGTTCGTGCTTGTGAACCTGGTCCCACCAAGCAACGAAATCTGCGTCTGCGATGATGTCATCCCAGATATCCCATGCGATGACCATGGTTGCCGCTGGAGTACCCCAACGGTTCACCTGGGTACGCAGGGTGGTGAGAACGGAGGGGTTGAAGGTGGTGAAGAGAACGAGGTCGTTGAAGGTTGTGGCCGCACGGTTCAAAAGAGCGCGTGTGATCAAGTCCTCACGACGAAGAATCGCCTCAAGACCATCCTGGAACTTCTCGTCGAGAAGGTCTGTAGAAGCCTGCTCTACTTCCTTATCCTCGATAAGGATGTTCGCGATGAGATAGAACTCAGGAGGATAGACGTAAGGCTGACGGATTCTCTGTTCCTGAACCTTTACATCGGTTGTAACCTGGAAGGCCACAACGTCCTTACGACGAACCTTGACGCGACCTGTCTGTCCCTTACTAAGGGGCATGACGGAGAGAAGACGACGGCTGAAGCCCTCACGTCCAAGAGTCTCCCAGATTTCCTCGGAAATGACCTCTCCAAGAACCTGGAACTTGGTTCCAGACTTGTCAAAGTACGCCTCACGAAGGTGAGCAAGACGCTCATTAGCATTCTCAATAGAAGCCTGCTTGGTGATCACTTCGTCGCGAGACTGAGAGAGCACCTGACCAATTGCCTGCATCAGTTCTCTCTTCGAGGAGGCGTTGATCTCCCCGTTAGAACCGAAAGCGGGACCAGCAGACGTACGGCTGCGACCGCCTGCAAGACGAACACCACCACGAATACCATCTTCGGATGTAGCAGGAACGTCGGGAGCAGAGCGCATCACCTTGACGCCGGGACCAGAAGCATACGGATTTGCCATTTTATATTTCTCTTTTGTTGTTTGTGTGAACTATGAGACTATTTTTTGGTTAGGAGTGGTCCGTATTCTCCTGAAGTTATGTATGATACTGGCTTCTTGGCGTCCCGGAGATGAATGCCGGGAGTTTATAAGACTACGATCTGAACATAATAGTTTAGATCAAAACTGTTTTTCTCCAGAATAGAGAAAATGTTACTTAAATCTTATCACACGTGCTTTTTGTAGAGTGGTTGCCACGGCATCAACAAATGTAGCCCCTACCACATGCAATGAAGCATTAGCGAAAGGACGTAGAGCAGGAGCCAGTCTAACGGACAGCTCCTGAACCCCCTCAAGAAAAGTTACATCTCCTCTGATCACAAAGGTGTCAGTAGTAGGAGAAGAAACAGACGTAGATACCGAAACTTGTTGTTCAGTCACTCCTGTGTAATCCCTCTGGTCAAAACCGTTTTTGGGAGGAGTGTGTTGGATGCTTTCGGCTATCTGAATGGTCATGAAACTAAATATAGAAAAACTACTAGATGTGTAAAGTATTAGAATGAAAAATCTTGATCGATTTGGCTTACCAATACCAAAGACTCTTGAAGAAGCTCTGACTTTGTTGGACAACTGGTTAGGTGCTGCTGCCGAATACGCCAATAGTGTAGATCACTACCGCTCTCAACGGGATGCATTTCTACAAGTTGCCCTAACCGATGCTTCTGTAGCAAACGCAGCAGAAGAGGTAGTAGGTAAGGGATGGAGAAATCTCATAGAAAAATCTCCATGATCCTTAAAGTTGAAAGGGCCGCTGTAGCGGCCCTTTCAACTTTAGCTAAAAGCTAAGGTCACCTAAGTCCAGCGTACTTCACACCCAAGCGTCCGTCCGCCACTCCTGGAACCTGGCTCACGATGCCGATGGCCACACCACCAGCAGCCGAAGTCACCAGACCACCTGCACCACTGTTAACGATGGTGCCAACAGTGTATGCCTGAGTGGTATCGTACATGGTGGTGAAGATCTCACCTTCCATGCAGCCCACGCCCACGGAACTGAAGTAGTCCTGTGCGCGGTTGTTGATGGAACGCTCATGCCAAGTGGCAAGGGCTTCCTCCAGAGTTGGTGTATAGCGGTAAGTCACCACCACAGTCTGTCCAGCTTCCGCCACGTTGAATGTGATTGTGCCCTGGGTGTTGTTCATGAAGAACTCACCTGCGCCTGCTACTACCAAGTCTTCCGCCAGCACACCCGTGGTAGAAGCAACGGCGCGAGTGTTACCCGCCACCAAGTTAGTGTTTCTAAGAGAAACGGTTCCACCACCAGCAGGAACGGTAAGCTCCTCCACAACGGTCTGGGTCACGTACTTGAGTGCGTCCGTGATAGCAAAACCTGCGACGCGGTCTGTGCCCGCACCTGCACTGGGTTGAACAGCAAGTGTGCCGTCACCTGCATCCACATACATTAGAAGCTGGCCTTCCTCTGTGATGTTGGCGCCAGGCGCAACAGCGCGCTCGCGAATATCATTGAAATAGGAACGTGTCAAATCAAAAGCCATGGTATTTACTCCCTCAAGAGATCATCGATTGTGTAGCCGCCTACGGAAGCCCAACGCCTCACGGAGAGATGACTTCTCGTCTTCCGACTCGCCATAAGAGGCGGTACGGGTCTCCAGAGGTATGTTGTGCATTGCAGATCTGGCGGAGGGGATGTCGTCAGCTTCCGCCACCACTGGCGTACGATGACTGAGTCCCTTGATCTGCTCTTCAAGCTCCGCAAGAGCCTCCGGCTGGAGGTCCATCCACTTGAACGCCTGCTTAAAGCAGGTCTCGAAGTGAGAAGGGGCGCTTGATTGATAAGCTGCTTCTATAATTGCGACAGCCTGACGCTCGCTGATGCCGCTCTCCGTCATCCTGCTGAAAAGCTCGCCCTTAAGCGGGTTGTCAGTAAGGAAGTTCTTGGTTTGCGCAACAACGACCAGATTAAGCATATTGAGTGCGTCATCACGAAGAGCTGCCTTTGCCTTACGCAGTTCTACTTCAGCCTTCTTGTTAGCTGACGCTTCCACCTTCTTGAAGGCTTCGGCACCATCTACAGATGCTACGTAGGGACGAGCGCGAACTCCATCCAATACCTGTGCAAGATCAAATTGCTTAGCTGCCTCTCGGACACCTTCGGCATACTTTTCTGTGACGAAAATTCTTGCGATCTTCTCTGGTTCCTCCTGGTCGGCGAGACGAATCTCGGCTACAGGACGACCTGAAGCAAGAACAACCCAGTGTGGGTTCTCGGTCTTATCCCCGTAGAGGAGAAGGTCGAGACTTGCGGTCTTAGAAACGAGAGAAGGATCTACTACGGGCGCACTGAGCTTTTCCGGAGCGGCTACTGCAGGTGCAGCAGCTGCGGGAGCAGCAGTACGTGTTTCGTCACTAACGTTGGACTTAGACTGTGGGCTCGTAGAGCTTGATGCCTGGCGTGCGGCCAGACGCTTCAAACGAGCGGCTCTTAAGGCTTCTGCATTGTGCTTTGCCATTTGTTTAGTACCTTTCGGTTGGGCCTAAGAGCTTGTGTTGAGGGAACATGGCACCATTGCCACGAATCCAGTCACAAGGACTTGCTACGTAAATACGCAAGTAGCAATATTCTTTTAGACACTTTGTTCAATCTTTTTTTAGTTGCTACAACAGAAGCGGCCTTTTCTCCGCCTCCATCTTCACCTAAGTAGGACTTAAGCGAAGATAATTCTTCTTTTAGTTTAGGAAGGTTCTGCTCTGTCAGCGATCCTGCAATCCCGTCGAGTCCAAACAGTAATTCCTGGTACACATCAGCTTTAATTTTGGCTAGCGTAAGAGTACGGACCATTTGCTGCATGGATGACGCCTTATTCAAGGTTGCCGTGGCGTCTTCTTTTGACAGACCTCGTGCCATCAACTGGTCTCTTCCTTCTCTAAACCTGGTTTCGAAAGTTTTGGTGAGACCCGTGATTATACGCTGATGTTTGTCTAACAAGGACTGCAGGTCACGAGAGTATCCGGAAGAAAATGCTTCTATGGAGTCAACAATAGTTTCTACGGCTACTTCTATGTTTCCAAGGAGCTTCTTGTAGTTGTCCTTGGTAAGAGATAGAACCGTTTTCTCCGCTCCTCGAACCATAGCTTCAGCTTGTTCTAGAGGCTGGACTAGAGCTTCTATTACCTTTTCTAACTCTTTGGCTGCCTGCTGTTCTGCTTGAGTGCCGGACCTGGTCTTGTCGAGTAATTTCTGTGTTATGTTCCCTACCAATTTTATTTTTTGTCCGATGAGAACAAGCTGCTTAGCTACCTTTTTATTAGGAGCACTGCTGGTAAGAACTAACTCTTCCTGTAAGTTGGCGGTCTTTTGCAGGGAAGAGATCATGTTATCCAAGGCTGTTTCCATGGACTTTAGCATGGGTCTAGAGTTATCGTAGATGGACGCCATTTCATTGAGAACAAGGTCGTAGGCTTTTATTCTTGAGTTGGCACGAATAAGTGCTGAATTCATTTTTTGAATTGAGGGAACTGCTTTAGCCTTTTCCGCTGCCTCTTCTGCTGACATTCCTTGCGACCTAAGTTCCCTAAGGGAGTGCTTAAACCTGTCTGCCAGAACCTTTCTAAGTCCATCAGACATTTTCTGATATTTCTGCCTGTCTTCTCCGAATATAGAGCCTATATCGCTTCCCCATTCTCTAAATGAAGAGATGGCCTTGCGTGCAGATTTATCTGCCAAAGGTACCTTGGATGCATATGTTTGAGGAGTGATCTCGCTTAACGCAAATTCTACCCTCTTCAGCAAAGTGTCTAATTCGTCTAAAGGAGCAAGTGCCCTAGCTACCAACGGTTGCATTTCCTGTTTAAGCTCTGGGTCGGACGACATTTGATCCAAGTGAGATGAAATGAGCCTTCTTACATTTTTTGTCTTTAGTCCAAGACTCTTTGCGTACCTTCTTACTGCAGAGGGATGATCACCTTCTTCAACAACTTCTCCTGGGGCAAAATCTGACTCGTTCAGCTTTTTTGCGTGCTCCTTACCCTTGGTAGTGTTTTGATAAGCTTTTTGGAAGTATTCTTCCATGACCGGCTTCTTATCATCAGGTATTTTATTCCACTGTTCTTCAGATATGAAGTAGGACCAAATAGGTTCATCTGGGGCGGGCGTTCCCTCTAATTCTTGGGGACCTTCCTTCAACTTCTCTTCCAGTAGGCTAGCACGTTCCAGCATGCTCTTTTCGCGAGCAGACAAAGATCCTCCAGATTCCTGCTTCTTTTTAATTCTACGAACTACAGCAGGGTCCAGAGTAAGATTGTCTTCAGCAGTAAGGATTAGTGATCCTATCTGAGCAGAGAGACGTGCTAGTCTAGAGAAATGCGACATGAATCAAATCATTCCCACGGCTTTGCCCATCTATCATGAGCGGTGTGGTCTGCAGGATCTGCCACACTGGACGTCTCTATGAAGTTTACCCTATAGCATCTTTCGTAGACCAGATGTCCTTCGAGGATTCTTCCTTTTCCTCTTCCGTATTCCTGGTGACGACAAGCAATCTTTCCGTTTGGGCTTACTGCTCCGCACCCTGGATAAGAGCACTGTGTGTAGCTAACCAAAGCTCCCATGGAAAATCCTGTGCGATCGCGACGCAGGATTGAATTTGCGAGATCCCTGTCCTTCGTTCTGTCCCAACCGGCAAGCACTACAATTTTGTATCTACCGTCTGCCATTTTCTGGAGAGAGGAGTCAAAGTGTACGCCCTTTGCTTTGCGTACATCTCTATTGTCGTGATCCATATGTGTCGGTTTACCTATGAAAGTCTGGTACACCAAACGCCCAATCTCGGGATTGAATGAGGTAACTTCATCATATGGAAACTCATCCAGATTCCTGTTAGGACATCCCACCGTCACAATAGGTATTTCGTTAATTACATAGTCCCTGATATCTGCCGATATCTGGTACTGTTCCGCTGCCATAGGCAGCCACGATACGTCTAACGAGTGTGTCTTGTTTAGGATATTTTCTGAGGCTACCTTGAGGTTTCCCTTAAAGTCTCTCTCCATATTGCAGGAAATTCCCTCAAACACACGAGTGTCGAAGGCGGCTTCTCCGAGTTTTATCATGATCATTCCTCTTCAAAAATTTTCTGGTTAGACACGAACCCAGTAAGAAGCTGATTGCTTTTTACGTGCCTCTTCTCCCCTGAAATAACACTCTTCAAAGAAGAAGAAACTTCTGAATCTTCTGCGTTCTTGAAAAACTTGGTGCGATAGGAGTCAGACATAGCCCGTTCGTCGGCTTCTTTGGCCCTTCCGGACATTACGCAGGACACAACCACATTAAGTTCAGCCTTTAGGGCGCGAGGATTTTGAACCACCGACTCCAGTTCTCTTTGTATGTCTACAGCTACATTTCTAGTAATGTCTGCATTACGAATGATTCCAATTCTAGTCATAAGATACTTTAGCACTTGGTCTCTCTTCGTGTTTCCTGTGCTTATGATCTTGCGAAGTTCCCCTTGTGTCATGTTCTTAGACAAACTATTTCCTAAGGAATCAATCAGCCTACGTGCTGTAAGCTCTGCGGTGTCGTAGGACACTCCCATAAAAGACGTTTTCTTCTCCCACACAGGAAGGGACTTGAGAACGTCCAGGGCTTTGCGGTCTTCTTTATCCCTACGAGCGGCGGCAGTTTTAACTGAAGCACCTATCTGTGGCAGTTCTAGACCTCCTGCTCCCGCACCACCTCCAGCGTCAGGACCGCCAAGGCCACCCAGGTCTCCGCCGCCTCCACCCATATCCATACCACCGCCCATTCCACCCAGGTCTCCTCCCAATCCTCCCAGGTCTCCTCCCAATCCGCCTAAGTCGCCACCAAGACCGCCGCCAAGGCCACCCATGTCACCCATACCGCCTCCACCGCCTGCTGCGTCAGGAGCTATTTGGACTATCTTCTTCTTCTGTGCGGCTAATTGACGTGTTGTTTCAACGTCATCGTCAAACTGTTCCATCTCGGATTCCAAATCGAATCCTGCAGCACTTGTCCAGGTTCTCTTCGTGATGGGTATGCCCTTTTCTTCCATCATTTGGAGAATCTCTAGGTAGTCACGATCTGCCACTGGACGTAGAGATTTTTCCCACGCCAAGGTGGGAAGTATGTACCTGGTTTCTTCTTCAGATCTGGCTATTCTGATTCGGTGGTCTAGTTCTGCCTTCTTTCTGTGGACAAACCCATGCCTCTTTGCAAGAGGCTTAAGAAGCTTCTCGTAAATCAGTTCATGCTCAAAGAATTTTCGATGAGCCTTTATTTTCTCAAGGAAAACAGACATGAGCTGCTCTAGGGTATTAAATGTAGCCTCTCCTGTAAGGAAAGCTTCAGACACACCAAGTGCGTTCAGTTTTCCCTGCAGCAAAAACTGCCATTCATCACTGATTTTGACTATGTCTTGAGGAGAGCTTCCTCCCACTTCATTCGCAGTTACGCCAGTACGGGTAACAACGATGGCACCCACAGGATCCTCGTCTGCCTGCATGAACAAACTGGAAAGGTCATCCAACTCTTCCTTAGAGGGTTCCCACACGTCATCAATGCCAGCCGTGATATGCCGTATTCTAGACGCTCTTCGTCTTGAGGCAGCAATAGTGGCATTAACCAAAGCCTTTTCATAGGCTACAAACATTATGATACGAGTGTAGGCGGACGCACCTATAACGTCATATGGAGCAGTTCGTCTTGGGATATAGAAGGTGTTTTCAGTGGGAAGAGGTATTTCTTGGCCATTTCGTATCATGGCAGCAAGCTCTCTTATTTCTTTCTGAGCTTCTATATCTCTGTCGTCCTGGGAGTGAGCCCACGATCTCATGTCTGGCGTTGGAATGATATCTAGTTTCGGCTGAAACCCAGGAACAGGAATAGGTGTCACACGAATCCAGTCGGGATCGTGTATAATCATCCTCTCCCATATTCCTCTGCTTTCGTCCATCAGAAGATGTCCTATGATTTTTCCCATGGACAAAAACTCGCTGGAAAGCTCTGGAAGATGTGCCGTTATGCTTATGGCATTTAGGGCATCTTGATAAAGCCTCAGTATGGTGCGGTCTTCTACGCCAATAAGTTGAAAGTCACTCCACGGCAATTCGCTGTAGAGATCTATGGCGGGTCCCGCAACAGGGTCTTGAAGCTTTATCCTTCTCCATATTCTATGGAGTCGCCGGGGGTCAACCGGCATAAACTGCTCAATAATTGAGCCTTCCGAAAGATCGTCATAAACAGGATTGAACCTGTTAAACGTATTTCTTCCGCCTGCACCGCCTCCAAATCCACCAAAGCCGCCGCCACCGAAGCCGCTTCCACCAAAACCTCCGCCTCCACCAAAGCCTCCACCAAAGCCTCCTCCAGATATTTTTCGAAGAGAGGCAGTGCGCATGCGCTGATAATTTAGTTTAATTGAAGTCATTACCAAAGAAGCTTTCTTAGGTTGTCACGTTGTGTCGTGACTTCCTCAAGACTGGGTCCGGAGGAATCCATTCCACTCATTTTACGGATGAAATAAGTAGATTGAGCCTTTTCTGCGAAGTAAAATACATTCGGCTCAGAATCGGTGACATAGGCGGTAAATTCTGGTGTTTCTACCTTCCATAGCAGAGGACCGTCTTTCCGCCTCCATTCATTTGGCACGGAATCTACAGAAAAAGGAGACCTAAACTGAATTACATGAACGTAAGGTCCAAGTCTTTTCTTGATTTCGTATGCGTAGGGAGCCTGTATACGTAAGCCCTCTACTTCTGCGTCGTACTCTATGTAGGAGTCGGGTGTAACCTTAACATCACGGAAATGTGCGGGCTCATCAATGGACTGAGTACCATCGTTGAGGGTCCCCTTTTCCTCCGAATCCAAGAAAACCGGGCGATAAGGAGTTGTATTTCCTCTGCTTCCTTCCATGACTTCACATCTTTATGTACACTCGCATGGGGTCCGTCCGGTCAATGTGGTCCAGCTCATACTTTCGGGTTCCTTCATCGTTCAGGCGACTTAGAAGCCTCTCCAGAAACCTAGGAAACCCGGTAAGAGTCATGTCTGAAGCAATGAAGGATGCTATTCCCTTTTTCTGATCTATAAAAAGACGAGGGTTGCTCAGGTTGAAGGAGGATAGGACGCTAGAGAATATCCTTTCCTGAAGGTTTCTATCATCATCCGTGAGTGATTTAGCTATACGGTAAAGCTCTCTCGCCTCTTTCTTAAGGCCAGATTTCCACAGATCTCTTATGGATTCTTTTAGTTCCGAGTTCATAGGTGTTGCTTAACCTTTTTAGCTATGTACTCAAGCAAAATCATCTGAGTTTGAGTGTCGACCTTGTATTTCTTAGACAACGAAGAAAAGTGTATAGCTATTTTCCGGGCAAGTTCGTCTATGTCGTCCTTAAGATCCTGTCTCACTTGTATGGATTTTTTCGGAGCGGATCCGGAGCGCAGACTCTCCAACACCTTCTCCAGCCTAGTTTCTATTGATTTTTTCATACCAACACACACACGTGGCAATTTGGGCAATAACGTGCTTCCTCTGCTTCAGCTAACTTAGCAAATTGCATGCTTTGACTGCAGCGTGGGCACATCCCTGCGCTCCTTATTCCTGGGTGCGCTTCCTTGGATAGAGGGGAAGTATTGGCTGTTTTTAAATTGGACGAAGTCATGTTGTAGTCTGCCAACACTATGTCTGTTGCTAGACTAACATCTCCTTCATTGACCTCTCGATGAATGTCGGCAAGACGGAGCTTGGTGCGAATTCGCCTCATGTTCTCATTTGTGAGGGCATACTTTACGTTATACCTCTTATGAGTGTCCCTAATGAATTTTTCTACAGGAGTTCCCATGATTTTCTCCCTATCGCCTTCCATAGTAAGAGGTTTTTGATTTGACAGAGCCTATAGTGGCCCTAGACCTTGACCCTCTGTACGTATTAGATACAGAAGATTTAAGAGCTAATGAACCCACAGAGACGGAAGTACTGCTTTGTCCCACAGCTACCTTGGTCAAAAAGTCCTTCATGTTTTCAGTCATGTAGGCTGCAGCCAAAACAGAAGTGCGAAATAAGTCATCGTCACCAACCTCTGGTTTTATGACTTTCATTCCTACTTCCCTAACTGTAGCGAATTGAACCGCCATGTGAGTATACGGAGCTAGTCTAATCTGATTTACGTCAGTTATGTCTAAATCCGTAAGTTCATTATGCTCCCACTTCGGAGTTTTAAAGTTTCCGCTATATACTAGGCTGCGCAATAACTTAAAATCAGCATCCTTTGGAGTGTACTTTTCTGCCCTTATCTTCATTTCCCTCAGCTCTTGTATCTGACCCGTGGACTGCCACCTGTCGTACAGAGCAGCTTTTATGTGAAGTCCCTTGTTTTTATCGCACAACGTCTTCACTATTTGAAACATGGAAGGAAAGTGTACTGGTATAATCTCTCCTGTTTCTGCTATCTTCTCTGGCTTTGCTTCTATGATGACGTCAGTAACAATATTAAACCTGTTTCCCTCTTCTCCTGACGCAGGTTCTAGGTGATACACTCCTATAGCAAAGCTGTTTTGAGTTTCTCCACAGTCTACAGTGATGACGCGAGGAATCATGCGTACACGATTGTCACTGAAACTCCCTAGTAACTCAGCAGTTATGTACCTGTTTTTAGTAGGGTCTACTTTATCTTTGACGAACTTGGGCTTCCACGAAGCGAGAGGCTTGTTGTTCGTTCGCATCTCATAAATAGAGGCAGTAGACTCGATAAATGGAGAATCGGCTATGGGCGGTACTGCGCCGAAGTCTCTCCAAAAAACCACAGGGTTGTTCTGTTCTTCGGTCTCCAGTGAATCTCGCGTGATAAGCGGACTGGCTTCCCATGAAGACAGATGAAAGCAGACCTTTCTCTTGTCTCTGGTGCCTTCTTTTAGGAGAGCCATCATTTTATCATACTGAGAACTTGGGGAGGAAATGTTTGCCATAATACCAGGCATGGTCTGGTATTCCCCCTGTTTCCACAGTCTATCACTAGCAGAGCGCACGGTGCGCAAAGAGTTAGACAAGGCGGCATAAGTCTCATCTGCATTTGCACGAACTGCCTCCTTGGTAGCATTAAACCACCCCAACTCGTCAATTCCACAGTTGTGCTGCACTATTCCGTTGCCAACAAAGTTGTGTTCCTGTTCAACAGTCCAGTCGAACACGGCCTGTATCGGCTCGGATGCTATCTCTTGTATAGGGTCGAAAAAAAGATCTTCACTAAGCATGTTTGACAAATTGTCATAAATGCCAGGGTCTAGTTGTTCCTTTAGGGTACCTAAGTGGTCTCTGAGGGTGGTTGCGTACACACAGTTCTGTGTATTTCTTTTGTAGAATAGTGCGTAGTTTGTGTTCACAGAATCAGTACGAAGAATCGACAGGTCCACATACAACTTGTCTGTATCTTCATATTCCTCTTGAACGGAGATACCACGTTTCCTGTCTATCAAACGGACAGACTTGTGGAACACGGCATAGTTTTTACCAAATATCTGAAGTTTGTGGTACTTCCTTAGTTTACCCTTGGTATTTCTTGAGTAGTAAGACCTGTGTGACACTATACCCTTGCTGAGAAGTAGTATCTGTACCTTCTTTAGGAGATCCTCACTCTTGCTGTGTACCGTTATGGCCTTGGACTTTTTTGGGGAGTCTGCATAGAACTCCACATTTGAGTCACCGTCAAAATACCCAGCTAAAAACTGAGAGGTGCAGGAGGAATCACTTTGGAGTATGGACCAAGGAACAGTCTTGGTGTCAGATTTTCCGCTTAGACCTACCTCACATAGGAATTTGTGTAATATTGGACTTTGAGCCTCTATGTACCACCCAGGACTCCACCCTTCCTTAAGAGATCCATGTGGCTTTATTTTAGGAGATGACCCAAATACAGACTCAAAGGCTGACACCGATTTGTCAAGTATCTCCTTGTCCGACGTATGCCATCTAATTACCCTTTTGGAAAGGTACCCCTCTGCAGCCAAAATCCCAAGAAGGTAGGCAAGGTCTGGAGTCATCTCCTTTGGAGGTATGTATTTCCTGTTGTTGTGGCCTCTGGGACCATTCTTAGGAACCTCTGGGAGTCGCGCTCTGTGGAGTGTCTCTGACTTTGCCCTAGACAATACTACTACATCTCCAATGTTCATAGTTCCTAGGGTCTTGTACACCAAAGATGAATCCTTGTTGGCCACCAGCACGGGGTGGTCATGGCTCCCAGAAAGTTCGTACCCGCAGTTAGTACGAATATGAAGAACGTCAGCTTCTCTCTCAAAGGAAGCTGTAACTGCCTTATACTCGCCACTCTTAGTTAGGAATTTGATACCTGGAGAGTTCTTGACATCTTTGGCTTGAATCAGCCCGTGGTCTGTAGCGATGATAGTGTCTCCTGTGACACAAAAGATTCGAGTAGAACCTCTCAAGCTTTTCATGTCGGCTGCAGCGTAGCTGCACCCAACATGCTTGTTTCCAAACCAGATGTAGCTATCCATGGATTTGAAGAGGGTTCCTCTCTCAAATCCTTTCTCTTTTTCTACTTGGCGGAGCTTGAGGGAATAATCGGTGAACCACGGACTTTGGCTAATGGCCTCTTTAAAGGCAGTCCACAAACCCCTTTTAACCTGTCCTGCTGTAACGGCTACGAATGTGACTTCGAAAAATGAATTAGCCATTAGTCCATAGAATCTTGCAGGATTTCTATACTGAAGAAAGCGATGCAAATAATATGGGGTGATTACTCCACCTGTAAGAGCTGTTTTTCCGGAACGCTGACCCAAACATGACACAAGCTCCCAGGGGAGTTTGTCGAACAACTCTCTCCTGTTTTTATTACACTCTGGGCATATTCCGTGGTTGAGGAGAACCACCTTGGATCTGAAGGTTCCTATGCTGGCATCTACAGGAACGTCTTCTAGGAAATCAGGATCGCTGCACTCTGGGCAGTAATCAGAAAATAGACGTACTGCCTGTTCTGCTTGCTTCGACCAAAGAGACGTCATATTCATGTACTCTGGCCCTACGGCAAAGTCTATGACGTTGTTGGCAAAGGTAACCTCTAGGTCTACATCGAATACAGAGGGGTCTAGACCTGTAGCTATGACCTGGTCTACTAAACCCTTTAGATCAAATAGGTGAGCGTTTTCCTCTTCTACTTTGGATCTTCTATCACTCATCGTGCTTTTTTATTAGAGCACGTAAGCTATGCAAGACTTTTGTGGACGCAGTACTGCGAAGAAGAGAAGATAAGTCTTGACCGTGCCCCGGTTCTAATTTGTATCTAGACTTATTCTTGTCGGAACGAGGACCTGCAGGGTATGAACCGTCATCCATACCCGCCTCCTTGTCCTCTTCCTCTTCTGGGTTTCTAAGCTCATACTCAAGCAAGAAACGATCAGCTTCTTTCTCATCCAAAAAAGCAAGACGTTCCCATCTTTTGGCGCGGTCTACTATTCTAGCTACACGTATGAGCCTTTGCTGCAGTACAGGGTTCATTGAAGTGTTTTTTCTGGTTGTTTGATGGACCTAGACTCTTTGTCTTTTTTGACTCCAAAGTAACTGTCCAAGTTTTCTCTTGCCGTAGGAATGAGTCTTCCTATCCTGTCTGTCAGCCTTCTAAATATCTCTGTAGAAATTCCCTGTGCATCTCGAAAGGGCACGTCCAGTTTCAACATCTCTTCTTTTAGATTGTTTGCCTCTTCTGTACACGCCCTGACCAGATCCAATAGAAATGGATTAAAGGACTTCTCCAAAAGATCGGATACTACGTCTTGTGGCTTCTGTAGGGCCATCAGCTCTGACAGTGCTATTCTATACTCTGACATTAGCTTTTGATAGGACTGAAGCATCATGGGAGAGTCGGCCCCTCCCTCAATAGATTGTTTAGTTTTTTCGCATTGGTCTTCTAGGTCGTTCACAATCTCTTGAAGGCGTTCAAAGTGAGAACGTGGAGGTACTATGAAGTTTTCAACGTAGTAACGAACGTCATCATAGTCTAACCCAAACTCTATACCTATTTGCTCAGGACTGTGTCCCGCCTTATGCGCATCCTCAATCATGTCACGTTGATGTTGTGACAAATTTCGGAATGGGTTAGTCAGTTTGGTCATCGGAATCCTCTACGGAAGCAATTCCTCTAGGGCCCTCTTGTTGGTGCACCTGATGCTTTTTCTTCTTTAGGTTAGGTCCGCCTGTAGTTTGAGTAAGTATTCCAGGATGATTGTTAGAATCTACCGAAATATCTTCATTTAGGAGGTTTTGAACATCCTTCAGACGTATGGCTAGACGCACTAATCGATACGCCTGATGGTTTTTCACTTCTCTCCGCCTACAGTACCGCTCCATCCCGTGTCACCTGCCATGGAGTCTTCTTCACGATTGAGCTTTCGGGTGAACTTACGTGCCCAGTCAGGATTGCCAACGGCACGGGACCAGTAATCCTCCAGCAAGTTCTTGTCGTCTCCTACAGCACTCTGTGAGCGCTCCACGACGTTGAACACGGATTCGCGAGGCACAGTGTAGCTCTTGCTATTGGCAGACACAGTCACCTCGGTATCGCGAAGGGATGTGACCTTGCCTACCATTGGCATGGTACCATCATAAAAACGAACGGTGTCGCCTTCTGCAAGCATAGGAGCCGCTTGGCGAACACGAGCAAAGGAAGCCGACTTTCGGCTAGACCTTTCCATGCGTGCCATGACGATGTCCGCAATATTCTCATCAGTTCTGCGGATAAGATGCTTAGACATTCCGTTGTCTACCACCTGCCACACATGACCTGTAGAGTCATCAAAATACGAGGATGCGGTCATCCTGCGCATCACGGTGGCGTCAGTAACGGGGCGAGTGTCTACGTTCATGGTCAAGCACACACTAATTGCCGCGTCTGCCTCATGAAGTTGAGCGGTTTGAGTCTGCGCTACCACCTTGTTGTGGAAAGTGGCCGCAACAAAACGCTCCAGCTGAGAAAGAGTAGGGGCCTCTCCCATGTGCCTCTCAAAAGCAATAAGAACGTTGCACTTGAGCGGGTCTATTTCCCTCACATCTACAATCTGCATGTCAGAACGTGGGGGAAGGTTGTTTTCTGCTACCTTCTCTCCCAGACGGTCAAGAATCTTGGCGTTTACTCTGTTACGCATTTTTGTTAGCTCTCCTAGTCTCAGATTGTGGCACTGAGCTGCCCACGGAATAACTCCGTTAATACCAATGCAGATTTAGATAAGCTCTTTTCCACGCAGTCTAAATTCATATGGTGTCAATCACCCGTTGAACCTCGTTGGAAACGTGGCTCAAATCTAGAGTAACCTTTCCGTGCGCTTTCTCCATCTTTTCAACCAAAGGTTTCAGAGTGTCAGAGAATGTGCCCAACCACTCCGGTCTGGACCCCGTTCTCCTCACTAAAGACCTACTACGTGTCTTTACTCGTTGTGTCGTAGAATAAAGTTCGTCAGCGTCTACTCCTAGCAACGACTTCAAGGTATACCCAAGAAGATTTCGATTCATGTTTAGTGCTTGTTCCAGTCCACCTAACGTGGAGTATTTTTTGGTAGCCCACTCTACAATAGTCTTGATGTCGGACCTGCACTTTCGTTCTGCTGCTACATATTGAGGAGGATGCGCATCAGCACATTCCTGTGAGCAGTAGAGAACTTTCTCTGCATCTCCCTTGGATACCTTCACTTCTACAGAAGACCTTCTGTTTTTCGAAGTGATTGGCGTCTCGCAGCAGTAACAAGCAGAGACTCCCATGATTGTATCAAATTTAGGCTCAACCTCTGTTTGATTGGACACCTCTAGTGTTCCGTTTCTCATAAGAGTAGTAGCCCTAGACAGATCTCTCGCCACCCTGGAGGCCGGAATGCCCTTCAGCATTCCGATGTCTATTGGCTTAAGAGACTCCAGATCCTGCTTAGCCATGTAGACCAGTATACAATTATGAACATGAGGATACGAAGTAAAAAATACGCACTCCTTAAGCCTGCAGTCTCTTACTACTTTTTCCTTATGGACGTGGCATCTTACTTCTTTTGCTGGGGTATTGACTACTTTGAGTGACTTCTTGACCATTATAGTGGGCCTTTCATGAAACAATATGGGCCTTCAATCATCTAAAAACTCAATGATACCAAGGCTATGTAAGATTTTACAATCAATTTCTGGTTTAACACTGTAAACCATTAACACTTCGTTGTTACTGCTTCGGACCCCGGCCCAGGCCGGGGTCCTCCTAATTAAAGTAATTATCCATTTACTGTTAACCAGTCCCGGCACTCCTCGCTCAGCTACTAGCGGGGAGCGGGGCAACCTAGACACTGGAACATTCTTTACTCCCGCCTCCACTCTCATTCTTCCCTCTTCTACTTCCCCGCCTGTAGAAAATTTCTTACTCCCATTCGAATACTAATTTCTCTTCCCTATCTTGTACACTAAGAGTAGGACCACTTCAAGAAGGTTGCCATGGGAAAGAGAACAAACAACGAATTTATTCATCTAGAGGATCAAACTCCTGACCAACTAAAGAAGTTGATTCGTAGCCTGACCTCCTATGAGGAAGAGATTCTGTCTGACATCGAATACTCTGGAGAAGACACTCGGGAAGACCTTCCATTGCTAAGAGGGCTTCTTCATTTTCTAAAGGAAGAGTATCTTGGAGGAGAATTGGACGACGAAGAGGACGAAATGGAATCTCCCTGGGATTCCTACGCAGAGGAAGACGAGGAAGAAGAAGATGAAGAATACTGATGAAATGGGTACGGTTCTTATTCCAAGTTGTTGGACATCCGAATTCGATACGGTACCCCAAATTATTGAACCTGCGGTAGTCTACTTCTTGAAGGTGGAAGAAGATGGTCAGTGGTCCCTCAGTTCATTCACTTACACTCGTGCTGATAACTGTCGCGGAGTTGAGTGACTGTTCCTTGGCTGGAACAACGGAGTGGAACAATGAAAATCCCCTAGTAGAGTTCCTACTAGGGGATTTTTTCATCCGTTTACTCTGATAGGTATGGGAGAAGGCTTGCTTCGTAGCGGAAGACGAATGGTTAAAAGACCATCCGCCATGGTGGCTTCGATCTTTTCAGTGTCTACGGATGCAGGAAGCTTTATTCTCCTGTCGGAATAATCTGGAGTCAGCCGTTCTCTGTGTAGGTAGACTCGTTCTTTTGTGGCTGGAGGGGCGGTTCGAACCAAAAGGGTACTTCCTTCTACTTCGATTTGCACATGCTCTGACTTGAGCCCAGCCATTTCCATTTCGACAAACCTTCCCTCTTCGGTATCGTACACATCTACCGGAGGGGCCTCTCTAAAAAGTGAAGACAGTGTAGGGTACATCTGTGTTCTACCTCCTATGTGAGTATAGAAATCACTGTAATACAGGTGTCAATACTTAAAAAGTTAGTCTGTCGGAGATAGACCTTATTTAAAGTGCATAAGTCCTAACCCGACGGAGTCATTATGCCTTACGAGTTTGTTAGATCTCCCCAAAGCGGAGTACAGTTGTCGTTCTTTGGCCTTAGGGAACTGTTTTCCCACCATATAGTTCTTAGCCTAGACGTTATCAGGAAGGGGTCCTCTGCCTCTTGTGTCCTCACAGAAGCCCAGCTAGATACGTGCAGAAGAACCAAGAGAAGCGTCTACAAGAACCTTTTCACCAGACGCACCCCTCAGTGGGTGTCCGACGTCTATCAGATCGTAAGTCACCTTCGTGGAGAGGTAAAAGAAAAAGAATAAAAGAGTCACTCACTAATGAGTGACTCTTTTCTCGGTTTGGGTACCGAGACAGGGTCTTGTGTTAGGTCGCTATAAGAACTGGAACCTCTTTACGACCGCAATCTGAAATAGTCTTATATCTTTCTTCTTTTATGTGACTCTGGTGGAAGAGTCAGACTTTGATTTCATTTGTTTGTGCTGTGGTGGAGTAAATGGAGAGAGGCATCCCTCCTGCTCCTACTTCAAGTATGTAAAGGAATCGGAGGCAGTGGATGATGACGAGTACCTTCATCAGGTAGGAGAGTGGCTTGGAAGCCTTGACTACAAGGGGTCTCTTATAGTCCCCCTGGGATATACCCTTTCTGATGAGTACCGATCTCATTTACTTGAAATGACCTCCCCGTATCTGGGGGTGAGAGATCCTGGGGTACTCCTATTTACTCTACCTGACTTACACATATCTGGGACAGTAAATCTGTCTCGTTTTATGAATTGAGGAAACCATGGAAAGCGTCATAGTGGAAATTAGAGCGGGTGAAGGCGGACAGGACGCCAAACTTTTGGTCAAGGACCAGCTTCAGATCTACGTCAACCTCATGACCCGGAGGGGTCTTTGAGTACGCTTTAATTGAAGAATCTGACGGATTCGTAGCATTTCAGGCGCAAGGCAAGGATGCTAAGAGGATATTCTCTAAAGAATCTGGAGGACACAGGTTTCAGCGCATACCTCCGACCGAAAAGCGCGGTAGAGTGCAGACTTCAACGGTAACCGTTGCTGTCCTTGAAGAACCTTCACACTCTTCCTTTTCAATATCAGAGAAAGATGTGGAATGGTCCACCTGTCGTGGTTCAGGCGCAGGCGGACAACACCGCAACAAGACTGAATCTGCCGTTCAGATGACTCATATTCCTACTGGAATTCGTGTTCGAGTAGAAAATGAGAGATCTCAACACCAAAATAGAGAGCTAGCTCTTAGGATTCTGGCTGCGAGGATTCAAGAGCATCGTCTTAGGGAATCTACCGCTGCACGAGATAAGACCCGTAAAGATCAAGTAGGTAGCGGTATGCGAGGCGACAAGATACGTACAGTCCGTCAGCAAGACGGCATAGTTACCGACCATTTGTCCGGAAACAAGATACGGTACAAGGATTACCTTCGAGGAATCTGGGAAGGGCTTTTCTGATGCGTGTAAGTGACTTGATTGACAGACTAACCCGGCTGAAGGAGAAGCACGGAGACCTTCCTGTGCTTGTTCCTACCTCCTATCCAGGAATCTACTGTAGGGCTTCCTTGGCAGATGTTGACCACTGTTTTTATGACGAAGGTGGTCCAGAAAGCGGTTATCAGGAGTGTGACGCTGACGATGAGGACTCAGAAGAGTTCGTCATTTTGTCGTGAAAGATACCATGGAAAAGAAGATTCTTGACTACATTCGAACTCTGTCCAAAGCGGACAAGAAAACTCTTGCTCAAAAGACACTCAAGCTTACAGAAGAGGTTGGCGAACTGGCTAAGGTTATCCTTCCTTACGAAAACGCTTATGCTACCACTCATCGTTTCGTAGACAGAATCCGTATCCTGGAGGAGCTAGCTGATTGTTATCTGGTCCTCACTTCCATCGCTCATGACATGGATTTTTCTGATGAAGAATTCGAGCAGATGGTATCCCATAAAATGAAGACATGGGCTGACCTACAAGCAAGGGAAGGAAGAGTATCTTACCCCATCCCATACGAGATTCATGTCACTGTCACACCTACACATAGCGACATGAATCTCTCCTCTTTTAAGGAGGCATGCAATCGTCTCAAGGTCAAGCCAATTCTTCTGGACCTTCATCTCAAAGATGACAAGATCATGAAGGATCTAATGACTAGCTCCATTATTATGGGAGATAACAGAGCTGCCTTTGAGGAGATGAAGAGAATTTCGACTGGGCTAGATGTCGAAGGGTTCTCTGTACTTAGAGAGAAGATAGAAACCATTCCTTGGCACCCAGCAGCACCCTCCAAACTGCACCAGAATGCCAAAATGCCTCCAAATTGCTACTTCGAGTGCCATCTCAACACTCTCTGTACTTCTGACAGGGAGTCTGCCCTGAACGACATTGCCAAGAAGCATCAGGCACACAAGAGTAGGAACGCATTTAAGAAGTACGATGATGGCACATACACCATCATGGTTACTTTTAGGAGTTACACTCTTCTTCAGGAAGACTTTAGGGAACGGGTAGACTCCATTAAAAGGGACCTGCTGGCTAACTCTTTCTCTGTTGAGAAAGAAATAGTGGAATTCAGCATCTATGACTCTAAAGTGAGTCATGATTCTGCTTGGATTACGGCCTAAAATCTACTCCATCTGGAAAGTAATAATCCTCTGTCCAGTCTTCCTTTTCCATAGAACTTATGGGTACAAGGCGATCTATTAAATCCATGGCTTGGCCCTCCAAGCTTCTTTCTCTCCTACGTGCTACAAAGTATCCTTCGTCATACGAGATGGGTCCTACACCTACTACTTCTCTTTCTAATGCGTAGCCTGGGGCGTAGTAATCCTCTGGAAGGCCCACGGATAAGGCCATACTATCTGGATTTCCGAAGAACTTGTTCTCTTTTATTCTTGCACGAACTAGAGCAAGATGGCTGTCTTCGGGCAGGACAGAGAAGAACCCACTGTACACCAGAGATCTTGGATTCGTGGTCCAGCTGCTTATTCCCCTGTCATCAGGTACCAATATTCCTCCGCCTATCTTGTATGGCGTGCCAGATGGTTCGAGGAAAGGAACTCTCAGTATTTCTCTCATCTGGTACACATTTTTGGTATCAATAAACCTATAGGCAAATTCTTGGCTTCCAGGGTCAAGTATGTGCTTGTACTTTCCGTGTTCCAGTAGATACAGTATACCTTCTATTCTGGACGTTAGAGCAGACCTGTCATTGTTGACAATGTAGGCGACCATCATATCTTTTAGCTCTTTTTCTGTCTTTTTGGTGGGCCTCTTTATCGGAGCCTCAAATCCCATTTCTGCTAAAAGTTTCATCGGTCACCTAACACAATGCTTTGGTATCCACGCCTCTTCCAGATATCCTGCTATTCCAGCGGCGTCCCTCTGGTGGACAGATGGTAGGAACTCGTACAGCTCTTCCCAATTTTTCTTTTTCTGCTTGTTCCACCAATTTTTCCATTGGGCCGCTGTTAGTTGTACCACATCTCTTCCGCCGTGAGTTCTGGATATAACAGCTATTCTTCCTATCATTTGATTTATGATCTCTGAGTGAACAGACTGCCCTCTGTTTCTCACCATAAACCTCTCTAGAACAACAAAATCAGGTTGTATCCTGACCACTAGTTCTATGAATTCATTCATGAATTCTGCGTCATTATTTACATCAGGCATGGTGGACAACCAACCCGCCTCCTGTACTCCATTACACCAATGGACCCAGGCAAAGTTTACCTTACCTGGGTCCATTGCTAGTATTTTTACTCTCCTCGTATCGACCTCTCTAGTTCGCTTAGCGTGTTGTCGTTTTCGAGGAAGTGATTGTTCTGTTTCGACGTCGACTCTAGGTCCATCATCAATCGAGTGATGCTTCTGCTTTTTCTCCATGATTCTAACAACTCTGTAACTAAAATATTAGTCTGATACAGTCTATCCCTGATGTTTTTGTATCTCGCATACGTGGTAGTCAGCACAGAAGATGCGGCCTTGGCCTTCCCTACTACCCAGTCACTATATTTTTCCTCTGCCTTGACACGAGACTGCAACTCCATGAGCTTTCCAAGAAAAATCTCATGAATAATGGATGTGATTTCTATTTCTGTTCTGCTTGAACCTGTTCTTATGTCCAAGAAGAACCTTCCATCCTGGTGTTGTCTCAGCTCTATATCCACTTTTTTCACATCCTACCATCAGGTGTATGTCCTCATCTGATCCGGAGTTAGTCTTGGTCCACCTGTTTCGTTTACTATGACTAGCTTTCTGAAGATAAGATCTGCTAGGGCGTCTTTAACGAATTGATCTATCTTACCCATGGTTTCTTGGGGTATAATTACAGGGTCAAACCCTATGATTAGTGTGTTACCATGCGAGGGCATGGTTCTGTCTGTGCTTCCAAACCTTCCATTAGACCTAGAGCCTATCAACCTACTTTGGTTGGATCTGCTTATAAATCCAACGTCCGACGATCCAAACATCTTGGTTCCTAGCACGATAACAGCTTTGTCTGGCACAGTCAGAGGTACTGCAGTTGCTGGGTTGTTGTCCGGAGGTATTCCAGTTGGATCCGCCCTTCTTATTTCTATTGTCATTTTTTGTTCCTATTTTGTGCGGTGAATATTCCAGAAGCGGGAGGTGGCCAGCTTAGGTGTAGTGCGTCCACTTCATCTCGTTCTTCCAACGTCATGGCTTGCCAAAGAAGGCCCATTCGATCTAAAATCTCTGCCTCTCTCGCTCTACTACTCTTCAGCTCTTCGAACATCTGAAGGTATTTTTTCTTGATGTCTGACACGATTACACCTCTCTCCTTACTTTGCTCACGTCAGTTTGTCCCGGAGGAGTCACATGGGGCCCATCTGGAGTTGAGGTTTCTGACCTGTTTCCAGGTCTGCGAAGATGATTTGCGTTACTCTTTAATACGAAATCTTCCTTTTCTTTATCTGTTTGAATCGATTTGACAAACTCTGGAAGTTTCTTGTCTACTGTCTTGCCTACGGGCACTATGGAATAACCCTCGTACTGCTGTATAAGCCTCGCAGTAATATCCCAGGATGTTAGTATTCCCAGCGGTTTATTGTCTGATACCGTGGTGACCTTCCACCTTGTTCCGTCTAAAGTGTTATAGAGCCAATCTTCCGTGGACATGTTTTTTAGTGTGTTGTCCAACCAAAATGATTGACTGCTAAAGCTTTGGTATATCCCTAAGTCTTCTAGCGCCAAAGACTCTTCGACTCTAGGTATATTGACTCTTACTTCCGTGTTGCATATCAGTCTGTAGGCTATTCTGATGGATATAAGTTTAGGAAGTGGTGCAACAGGAGACACTCTCTTCATCACCACTCTAAACATTATCTTCTGTTGGCCAAGACGTACTCTAAGATTATCCTCCGTAAGACTCACAAAATCTGATTCTGAAGGAGATTTTATGTAGTAATTTATAGAAGTCCCTTCCGGTTGGAAGTCTTTCACTTCCATAAGGTCTAGTATTCCTGTGTTACTCTTTACCCACAAATCGAAGTCTATGGTCCCATACACTGCGGATTTTATGAGCGACCAGAATATAGGTCTTGTAGGATTGGTGTAGTCTGGAGAGGTGTTTGCGCATGACACGTTTGGATACGTCACGTCGAAAACTTCTGTTTTTGTTCCCCTCTTATTGAATCCTCCTACAATTCCAGTCCCATAACATACCGGACATATTCCTGCTGGCTCGCTTTCTATCTCAAAGCAGGAACATCTTCTTCCTGTTTTTACCTTTTGGAAGTATTCAAAATAAACTGGGTCCACATTAGATGCATTTTGACTCTTTCTAGCTATAATGGGTATCAAATCTTCCCTAGCATGTCGCTGTGGAAGGTCTCCAAGGATATCGGTGTCTGCCGTTACCCTATCGTCATCCTTAGGTCTGTAGCCTCTTGCGCTCACCAATTTCCTCGTTGGAGATAGGTCTATTTTCTTTGCTAGTTATTTGGAATAGCAGCACATTTCAAATAATGACTGAGAGCTTCTAGACTATGGCTATTTCCCCACAAAAGGTTGTAAGAGGAACACCTGTAGTTTTTGAGCAGCTTTTTCTCGAAGAAGACGGCACTCCTCTTGTTCCGTTAGACCCCGTTGCCTATCCTTCTATTTCCATCGTCTCTCCTACAGAGGAGGTAATCCAATCTGGTGTAGGACTCTCAGCAGGAGAAGGACGATGGAGATTTACTTGGTTTGTTCCTGCAGACCTAGAACTGTCTGGGTTGGACAATCCATGGCGCATCGACTGGATGATGGTTACTCCTGGAGGAAGGCAGATAGAGAGGCAGTCAAATTTTGTTGTCATAGACAACATAGAGGCTTCTCCAGATGAAAGGGCATACACAAATCTTACCTATCTGAACAATTCAGAACGTGCCATTATAAAGTTCAAGCACCCTCAAGACCAGGTTCAGGTTGTTTTGGTGTGTCAGGGAGGATCCGAACTGAATCTTTCTCCTGCTGTTCAGGTGATACAGTCAGATGGATTGTACTCCTACTATGTAGACACCCCCGTTCTCACTACATCTGGCTGTTATCTTGTCGTTTGGACCACTCGACAGACTCCTATCTCTCCTGCAACTACCATGGTTCAGCAGATAAGAGTTCCTGAAATGATGTATTGGTGGATTCAGCCGAGCCTTAGAATGCTAATTGATAAAGTCCAAAAGAAAATAGGTCACGTACAATCTTACTCCGACTCTGACCTATATGAATACCTTTTGAGAGGTGCAGACTTTGTTAACGCCGTCAATCCTATCTCTGGGTGGACTTTGGTAAATTGGCCCACCTCTTTTGGTATGACTAATTTTCTTCTCATGGCTGCTGCCTGGTGGGGTCTTAATGCTCAGTACCTTAGCGAAGGAGAGCTTAAGTTCAATTTCAGCGGTCAAACTGTTACTTTGGACGTCGATCGCACTTCTGTTTACGCAGATGCCATGAGCAGGCTTAAAGAATACCTCGATAGCCAGCTTCAGCAGACTAAGAGAAACATGCTTAGAAGGGTTAGTGTTGGCGCTATTGCCACTCGTCCTTACGACTTTGGTTTGCAGAGCCTCGTAACCAGGGTTCAGACAGTAAACGGAGGACAGAATCAGGTTCTTCCATTGTTTAGCCGACTTGGACTTCTTTGATCATGATACTGGTAATACAAAATAACCAACTAACTAGCGTGGTTCTGAACTCTGAGTTAGGCACTGTTCCTCCGAGAAGAACTGTGACTATACCAGTCACTATAGCGCAGTTGGAAGCAATACGTCCTACGTTAGTCAGACTGGCTTCAACTGGTGCTATTTCTTGGGCTACTGGTAAGAACCCAGACTCTTCCGACGATGGCGCAGAAGGAGCTACGATTGCTTACGTGGATGGGTCTGGTCCTGGTGGATTCGTAACTGGGCCTATTTCTTCCACAAATAATGCTGTCCCTAGATTTGATGGAGTGGATGGAACTAGTCTAAAGGACAGTGTTGTTACTGTCTCTGATGGCGGAAACATATCCACTCCTGGGACCGTAGATGGCAGAGATGTTTCTGTTGATGGTGCCAAACTTGATACTATAGAAACAAATGCTGACGTGACAGATGCGGCCAACGTTGCGGCTGCTGGCGCAGTCATGGGTAGTGACTTTGCTGGTTCTAACGTAGGATTTCTTCGTCGTGTTGGAGCAGGGTCTTACTCAGTTTTGCAGGATAATCTTCTTGCGGTAGTGGGGCCCACGTCCTCTAGCGATTCTTCTTTAGGGTATTCCGTTGGGTCTCTTTGGGTAGACGTAGTAGCTAGACAAATATATTTTTGTGCCGATGCTTCTGTAGGTGCCGCTGTTTGGAGACAGATTGGAGCGGGCGGTGGAGTAACAGACCACGGCGCATTGACTGGGCTTGCCGACGACGATCATACCCAATATCTCCTGGTCAATGGCGTGCGCGCCATGACTGGAGACCTCGACATGGGAGGACAGGACGTCTCAAATGTGGGGACAGTAGATGGTCGTGACGTCTCTGCGGATGGAACAAAGCTGGATACCATAGAGACAAATGCTGATGTCACCGATGCCGCAAACGTCGCTGCCGCCGGTGCGGTCATGGAGAGTGATTATACCCCTGCACACTCGTTGTTAGTCCAACAGTCAGGTACGGGTTCTCCAAGTCCTCTTTCTGTAGGAAACAACACAATACTTGGTCGAGCCTCAGATGGGGGGTCTCCTATTGCTGCTCTTTCTGCAGCGTCTGTAAAGACCATTCTAGATTATCAGGGTTCGGAGGTGGACTTCACACCTAATGGGGACATTGCAGCAACTGATGTACAGGCAGCAATTGTAGAAGTACGTAATGATACTGATACAAAACTCGGATCAAAAGTAGATCTCGCGGGTCAACTCGGAGGAACAGCAGCGAGCCCCGATGTTCGTGGCGTACGTGAGACCAGTGGACCTACGCTCCTCACAATGGGTGCTGTTGCAGACGGCGAGTACTTCCGACGCTCCGGAACATCAGTAATCGGTGGAATACCTGGTGGTGGAAGTAGCACCTTCAGAGGTATTCGAGGGTTCACGCTTGCGAACTATTTAGAAGCAGCAACTCCCGCAGACCTTGCGGGCAATGCTTCCCCTGGATTTGAGATCTATGGTCTCCTCAATGTTGATGGGCTATTACGGGGGTCTCTAATCGTAAACAACTACATCGCGTCCACTGCGAGCGAGTTCGTGGGTCCTGGATATCACTTATGGCTGCAGGGGGACCGTCCAAGGCACTCTATTACTGATGGTAGTAGTACCTTGCTCAGTAATTTCCTACAAGAGTGGCTTTTAGGTACAACATTTAGGAAGCCGTTAGTTCCCCTTTCTATGGGCTTCAATGGAACCACGCGATTCTTGAAAATTGCAGGACAGACAATATTCTCTGCAGCAATGACTGGGTATACTCCAAGCGTGAACCCATTTCGAGTTGGACGTCCCGGCGGTTCAGCAACATCAGGTGCATTGGAGAATGCTACGCTCTTTGCTCTTGCCGCTAAGACAGATGGTGTACTGACAGATGCTCAACATGAAGAAGCCTTGAGAATATTCTTAGCTACGGGAGATCTTCCTAACGGAGTCTTCACGTCAAGATGGAGTTTCGCTTCACTTCCAGTTGGTTCTGTTCCCGCTACTGTTACTGATGCCATTGGCAGTAACGACCTGGCACTGGTAGGTTCCCTAAGTGTTGTCGATGATAAATTCTCTGGTCTCGCCCTTGTTGGAGACCCCGCTTCTACGTCAGTAAAGATCGGTGGTCAAATTGGTGGTTCGACTACTGTTCCGGACGTACGTGGTGTTCGAGAGACCAGCGGTCCCACGCTGCTCACTTTTGGGGCCATTGCAGACGGCCAATTCTTTAGAAGGTCAGGTGCTACTGCTGTTGGTGGGGACCCTGTTCTTATCGGGGGACAATTGGGGGGTACTGCTGCAAGTCCGGATGTTCGAGGCATTAGGGAGACAAGCGGACCAACACTGCTTACCCTTGGTGCTATTGCTGACGGTGAATATGCACGACGTGTAGGCAGCACGCTGGTTGGAGGTAACCCTAGTGGTGGTGCTGTGAACTTTGATGCAGTTCGCGGATTTAGCGGCTCTGACTACATGACAGCAACAACCTCAGACTACCAAGGGGACCCTACTGGGTACTCACTAGCAGTGCTTGCACGTCCTCGACGTCGTGATCCTGTTGACTCCGTGCTCCTACACACGGCAAACACATTCATCAACCATACAGGATATTTAGTCGGATGGCAGGTTACACAAGGGTTTTATTTCTCATCTGGTGACGGCGTCAGCGCACCGCAGTTCATACTCGGTCCAGCGGGGTCATTGTTTGCGAATGCAGGAAAGCTATGCCTGCTTCATTGTATCTTTGATGGTACTAACATTTATGGTGCTGTGAATGGATCCAGGGCAGCGGGAGGTGCTGCAAGCTCCTTTACTGCTACTGGCATCGCACCCGTGATTGGCCTAGGCCCTTTTGGTATCGCCGAAGCAGCGGATTTTGAAATTCTGGGTGTTGCTTACCTTGCTGGTGTACTGACAGATGACCAGGTCATTGACCATTGGGCAGCAGTGGCGGATGCTAGGGCCTGGGTCGATGGCGGTATTAGCTGGGATGAACTAAATGGTGGTGCATTGGCACCTGGTTGGCCCTCACTAAATGGAGGGGCTGCCACATTCTCTGTAACGGGCACACTCACGGATACTGAGGTTCCCCCTGTGTGGCGTTGATCTAGTCAGATCGTTCAAAATACCTCAGTCATTTAGACTATAATTCATTGTTCTAACTTTTTTGGTTATATGAATCATCATCGGTCCTCTAGGACTTTGGAGATACACAATGGCAACTCTTTCAGTAACAAATAGAACAAACAGTCGTCTACCAGTAGGTCAGTTCGTTGGCATTTTGGAGCCCAACGAAGTGAGACAGCTGGACCTGACAGCCCAGGAGCTTGAGCTTTCCAAGAACACACTAGTAAATCTTGCAGAAGGCGGATACATACAGTTTTCTGTCAACCCAACAAGTCAGGATGCGGATAATCAAGCTGAGCCTGTCATGGGAGGAGCCAAGGTCCTTGCAGGAACCGGAGATCCAGAGGGAGTGGTAGTGGGAAGCGTGGGCGATCTCTTTGTCCGTAAGGACGGTGGCGCACTTACCACTCTGTATGTCAAGGAAGTGGGAAACAACGTAGCCACTGGTTGGGCTGCTAAGTGACATCCAGACTTTCATAGTCTTATGTTTACTGGAGTAATCTATGCCTAGATATGACGTTAAAAATCCAAACGGAAGTCTTGTTTTCGTTGGAAAAGTTAGAGTTAAGCCCTACGCAAAGTTTAGTGCTAACCTGGACTCTTTCACTGCACGAGAACTTGCTAAATTTGGTGTAGCAGTCACCCCTGTAGCATCCAATTCAGCTGCTAATACAACAGGTGCTTCTAAGACCCCATCCGCTGTTAGGGTAGAAGCTTCGGTCGACCCGGCCCCAGCGGACGTTTTGCCGGAGCCTGTTGCCTCACCCTTAGTTTCTAAGGAGTCTCCTGCCTTATCTGAGGAACAGGAACAGGAACAGGAACAGGAACAGGAACAGGAACAGGAACAGCTGGAAACGTCTTCTGTCGAAATTTCGGAGGCAGCAGTTTCTTCCGACTACGATCATGACACTGCACCCGTATCAACGGAAAGCAGCGACATTTCTGACGACGTTTCTGCGTCTCAAACTGAGGAAGGTTCTACCTCAACTCCTAAGCGTAGGAAAAAACGTTCTTCGAAGGAATGACTAACGTCCGCCACCGTACCTTTGGTTCGTACTCAGGTCCACAGATAATAGGATCTCACAGATTTCCTTTTGATAACTCATCTTCGGGTCATTGGGAAAGAGTTCTTTATCTAACTTCCCTAGTCGAATCCGGCGCCAAATTTGGCTCCATAACTATGTATGATGGGACGGCAGTGACGGCCGGACTTCATCAGGCAGTGGCGGTCTACCCCAAGGAATTGGCATCAGAGGACTTTTACGCAGAGAATGACCAAGGAGCTTTGTGGTCTCTTTTGCGCAAGTTCGAGCTAGTACCTCAGCTGACTCCTTATTCGGATTTGAGTTCTCTTCTAAGAGAAAACAATTGGTATATATCTCAAGATGGCCATCTGAGGTACCTAGAAGACTGCAGCATAAAGATTTCTAACCGACGCTTGATTATAACTGCAGGGTCTAAGGTTTTTGGGTCGGATATAAGGGATAGGCTTACTCCATTGGGAGGGAAAGTTCCTCGGACAGGACCACGTTGGGACCAATCAGCAAAATGGGCCGTTTGCTTTCACAAATTATTCTCCGACCCAAAAACCTTTGATTCACAGATAGAATTTGGTTCTTCCCACTTTCTAACTTTGGCTAACTCTAGGCGTTTAGGGGGAGTTACTGTTAACGAACTACTTTACGAAGTAGATACTATAACTCCTTCCTACGACCTTTCCCTGGCAGTATTTTGGAGCCACAGCGTAAATTCTCCTTATACAGCCTTCAGGATATTGTCTTCTTGCACCGACCAGATAGATAATCCTTCGAAAAATCAGAATTCCTTTTCTAAATTACTCCTAAGAAGACTAGCGGAGTCAACTTACGGAAGATGGCACTGGTCGATACGCAATGGTAGGTGGAGCAGAACTAGAAGATTTGCGTCTACTATATGGGAATCCTCTTTATTCGACAAAAAAGGAATAATGCCTTCTTCTTTGTAAAAGGAAATATATGCCTACAGTCCGATATGGTGAAGTAGTTCACACAGATGATGTTCCCTCTTCTCTAGAAGAAAAACTAAAGAAGAGAAAACCTTTGGATGATTCTTCGTCCGAAGGTTTTGACCAAGACCCAAAGACTAAACCCAATCTCACCCATGAGCCTAAGAGGTCAGAATGACATTGTACGACAAAGACAAGAGTGCCTTCGTATATCTTGACGACTTGCTAGACAGCAAGCAACCGATTTACGTAAGAAACATTTACCCCAAAAGGGGAGCACTAGTTATTACCTTGAATGATGGTACTCGTACCCACCGAGAAATAATACCAAACACTAAGTTTCCGGTCTGCCTTTCTAACCGGGCCACTCCTTCTATGATAAGGAACTCTAAGGATTTGAGGGAGTGCCTAGACAGACGGGCCCTTGCTCTGGTCACGCAGGAGCAGGCCGAAAAGGAACTGTCTGACCCTGCCGTTAGGGAAGCTTTGGCTGAGGCTACAGCTCGCCTTACGGCTCGCTCTTCCGCTGTACAGAAGGCAAGATCTGTTAACGACGATGGTGATGACCTGACTTCGTTGGGTAGTGAGTACTCATCTAAGTCTTCTCCTGCTATGTCAAAGCCCTCTGACGTGATAGAGGATGCGGAACCGGAGGATGAAGATGAGGAATACTCTGATGTGAACATTAGAGTACAGACGCTGGTGGCTTCTCTGGCAAGTAAGGACATGAAGAGTCGTCAGGTTAAGTCCGAACTCATGTCGATGGACCTCACAGAATCTGACCTTAGTTTTCTTATCGACAGTACCTCCGGTATAGTCCAGAAGTACGCCAAGGAAAGATACTCCGAACTTACTGGTGTACTTCATTTAGCTGATGAAGATTCTGAATTTTCAGAATGAATATTAGCATGTCTTCATATTGAAAGAGAGGGCCCCATAGTTTCTATGGGGCCCTCTCTTGTTATGTAGCAATGAGAGAGTACTATGAGTTCACCCGCAGCTAATTCTACTATTGGAGCCGAGTCCACCGACGTTCTAGGCGGAGCGTTTTCTGTTCTACGTTCTTACGTTAGAGACGAAGAGAGGCTCATACGCGATCTGGCTCAACGAGCCCCTCAAAGTAGTATCGCCTTTTCCTCAAAAACAGGTAGTGGAGACTCCAGAGGACCCTACAGGTATAACGGAACTCCCCTCATCATAACTACCGAATCCTTGGCCGTTCAAGGGCGCTACATACTTTTTTGGTCTGGCCCGTCCAACACACAGTGGAATTTTCCTATGAGGGCTGCACAGCAGCAGACTCGCTCAGGAACTATTACTCATGTATGGAGAAACGGGTCTCGTTCCACCTTCTTTGACGAGCCCACAGTTTCGTTTACATTTCAAGCAGGTAATATAATGCCTGTTCGTATAGGTCAAGAAGTACTTCAAAAGAGCAACGGAAATGTAACCTCACAACAGGCTGTGAGTCTTCCTCCTGGTCTCCTGGACTTTTACGACTTCTTTGACATACTGAACCAACCTAAAATACTGAGGGATGGCAGGCCTAACTTTGTCTTCATTGCGTACCACTCTCTTGTATATCCTGAGATATTCATGAGAGGTTTCTTTACGCCAGAAGGTCTTTCCTTCTCGGAAGACGCGTCCAACCCAGCAACTCTATCTTGGAATGCTACATTCAAGATACGGTCTACTGAGCCTCCATTCTACAGTGCCCAGCGTCTTATCTCTTCGTGGCGGTCTGCCTTTGTTCCTGGAATTCAGTTTTCTTCCGAGGCAGCTGGCGAGTTTGGTCCTGGGAACACACTAGGTACAACAGGAGTACCTGTACGAGGCCAGGGAGAAGGCGGGTGACCTGTAAAGTGCTTACATGCACACACTAAGAATTCCTCTTGTATCCGTTTCTAGAACTAAGGGTTCTGATGGACACACCCACCTTGAATACTTTGTAGATGACCTATGTGTCCTGGATATGGACATACTTAGTGACTACGTGCCTTATGATGGTCCTTTAGAAAAGCTACCACTGGTTCAGCTTCTTGTTACACCTCACGAGCACATATCGATACTTTCGGACGTTCTGTCCTACGCACGTGCAGGTAAGGTATCCGGACCGGAATGGGATTCTATTATGAATAGAATAGAATCCGTCCTATCTCCTCCTTCTTGACCCATGTTTAAGTGGCCACACCCTATCGAAGCGGAATCTCATTTAGTGGGAGAGTTATCTCGTGGAGGTATAGAGTTTAAGAGTTCCGGGTCCAGGAATCTTAAATTGAACTGTCCGTTCCCGCACGAAAATGGTCACGATACTGGCTATCATTTAGAGATTACCAAGGATGGTCGAAAGGCTCATTGCTGGGTTTGTGACTGGTCTGGTAGCTGGAATAAACTCGCTAAAGAGTTAGGGCTGGCCCCCTTCAACACTACTGTATTCGAAAACACCTTCACCAAGAAGGTGGAAGATACTAACGTATTTTCTCCTTTGGCTTCAAAGTTGTCGTCTTTGGCTTCGACGGAAGACGATGATTACACTATTCCGACTGAGTGCTCCTCGTGGAAAGCTCCTATCTGGAGAGGATTGAGTAGGTCTTTTCTACGTAAGATACCTTCGTATCTTTGGCCTCAACCTGTGGTGACCAAGACTGGCAAGTCTTTCACTGTAGATAGGATTTTGTGGCCCTATCTACAGCACAACAGGCTCATGGGGTACGTAGGTAGACGACTAGACAGTAACAAATTTCAGAAATACTATAGAGTTCCTGGATGTGATGCAAAGAGAATACTTTTTCCATTTGATTACGTAAGGGAAAATTTTCATCACTCTGGCCCTGTAGTTCTTGTGGAGGGAGAAGTAGACGCACTAAATCTTCTTCAGCATGAGATACCTTGTCTCTCTATTCTAGGGTCTAATAACTGGTCTGACGAAAAAAGAGACACTCTTCTTTCCCTCGGCTTTGACCACGTATGGATATTGATGGATCCTGACCCTGCGGGTAGACTTGCTGCCCGCAAGATAAAACCAACTCTTGTTAGTAAAGTTCGCCGAGTAGACATTCTTTCTCTTTCACCGGATGACGATCCAGGTTCTCTTGATAGTGACCAGCTTTCATGGCTAAAAAATCACGTATTTCAAAAAAAGAAATTGAGTCATTAGTAGAAGAAGACCTCAGGGCCTCTTTGAAAGAAGAGATACTTCTTCCTGCTGACTTCAAATTCCGATCTTCACGACTTCCTTTCTGCAAACGGGAGTACGTCATCCACAATAGGTTCGACAGGGAACGGACAGTTCTTAGAAGCGAAGATTACAAGTTCAACTTTTACGTAAAAATTGGGTCTGCCGTTCACGAAGTGGTACAGCAATTTTTGGGAATGGCCAACTTCCTATACGGAAATTGGACGTGTTGTGGTATCACAGAATATGGTAGAGAGGGATCTGCTATTTGTCCTCTCTGTGGGCGACCTCAAAAATATGATGAGTTGGCTCCCAACTCTGAATTAGGGATGCACGTAGACGGTGTAAACATCAAGTGGAAGGCAGTTGTGGAGTTCAAGACAACTTCTTCCTCTAACCTGGAATCTTTGAAGAAACCCTATGATAAACACATCGTACAAGCTAGTTGTTACTCCTGTGCCCTTAATGAAAGTTACGATTGGGGAATAGACAAGATAATATTTGTCTATCTTTCTAGGGATAATCCAGAAAAGTTCAAAGTTTTTGTAGTTAAGCCTTCGTTGGAGGCCTACCCAGAAGCGCTTGGGCTGTACAAACAAGCGCAAGAAGACCTTGCAGACGGCCGTATTCCTGACGGAATTTGTGTAAATGCAGCGGAAGGTCACAAGAGTGGTTGCTCATACGCAGGAATATGTTTCTCACCAGCATTGTCTTCACACCTAGTTCCAGTTTCTTCTCTTATTAGGGATAAGCATGAAATCCACAAAAGTAATCAATGAGCTTTACTCCTTACTGAAGGAGCAAGGATACACGGAGCCCTCTCATGCTTTGTCTTCTTTGCTTGCTCTCGAATCCGCTACCTCTCCCGATTACACAATACATCGTGCACGTGCCTTGTCGGAGACCTCTGAGATGTTGAATTCCTTACTCAAGCTTCCTAGAAATTCGTATTCCGATAAGGCTTACGTTCTACAGGTGGTTGCTCCCAATTACCTAAAGCTGGTTCACGCTTTTAAGACTGATGCTTCGTTGTGGAGTTCTGCTCAGGCTGATTTGGTCCCTGCTCTTCTTTCGACCTCCACTGAGGACGACATTGACCTGTCACTGTCCCTTCTTGAGTCTCATCTAGCGCGATATATGGCGTCTTTGGCCACTTGGTTGTCTAGGGAGTAGTTGGGCGTTAAACCGTACCTTTCCGCGCTTATCTATAAACTCCATAACAATGATGCAGAGGCAACACCTTTTAACTAGGTATGTTGCCTTTTGTGTCTGTACACTTTATAGGAAGAAACATGACTGAACCTGGTACCTCTTTCTTAAGCACCCATGATTCCTTTTATAAGAACACGTCTACTCCACTGTACTCACAGTTCATTCATTTGTCTCGCTATTCTCGATGGATAGAAGCAGAGGAGAGACGAGAGACTTGGGATGAGACAGTAGACAGGTACCTTAGTTTTTTTGACGAAGTTTTGTTGTCTTCCTCTACTTCTAGCTCTGAATATGAAGAGACTAGGAGATTTTTGAGAGACTATATCATAAATCTGAAATCCATGCCTTCCATGCGCGCTCTAATGACGGCAGGAAAGGCACTCACAAAGGATTCGGTTGCTGGGTACAACCCAGTGTCAGGTGACACCCTTGTTCTTACTTATGAGCACGGCCTTGTGCCCATAAGTACTCTCTCTGGATCTTCCTGCACAGTTTTGAACGTAGAGGGTCGCTGGGTACGTGCCACATTTAAGTCTTACGGCGAACAACCCGTTGTTCAGGCAAACTTCCGACTAAACTCCAATACTCGTAAGGAAGTTAGGTGCACTCTTAATCACCGTTGGGTTCTTGTCGATGGTACTGTAGTCCCAACAGAGAAGCTCCAGCCCGGAGATCGCATCAAGTTCGTAGCGGGTCCAAAGCCTGACCCGGACTCCTTGGACTACAGGCTTGGCGTACAGCACGGGTTTATTTATGGGGATGGAACTGCTACGTATGCTCAGGAGAGGCTTAAGGGGTATCACATACGTATTTGCTCTGACAAAGAGGACACTCTTCCTTGGTTCTCTGAGTACCCTGTATCTTATCCTCCTTCTTACGGAGGAGACCCCGTAGTGATGATGTATGGATCTTTCGCTAAGACACATGAACTTAAAGAACTCCCATCGGAGAACGAGACCGATCAGTACTTGCTCGGATTCATGCGCGGCTGGCTTGCAGCAGACGGTACAGTAAGTGCAAGTAGTCAAGTAAGTCTTGCCGTTGGGTCGAATGAGATTTCCTGGGTTAATAGAGTAGCCTCTCGTTTAGGGTACGTTGTTCAATCTAAGTACGAATATCCAGAAGACACCAACTTTGGTAAGCGCACAAAGAAATTATGGTGCTTGTCCTTCAGTCGTTCTTCTATGTGTTCAGACGATTTTTTGATAGATCGTAAGAGAAAGAACTTTAAGCCTCTGGAATCTCACTATGTATTCACCGGATTCTCTGGTGAAACTACCTTGTCCGAGGTTTTTTGTGCCGAGGTCCCTGACACAAATACTTTTGTACTGGATATGGGCTTGGTAACAGGAAACTGTTCCTACCTACCCATAGATCACGTCAGATCTTTTGACGAGCTGATGTACATACTGATGTGTGGCACTGGCGTAGGGTTCTCTGTAGAAAGACAGTATGTCAGTAAATTGCCCGATGTGGCGGACACCTTTTATGAGGTTGATACTGTTATATCTGTTGCAGACTCTAAAATAGGGTGGGCCTCTTCCCTTCGCCAACTTATCAGTCTTTTGTACTCAGGTACTATTCCTCGGTGGGACCTATCTAAGATACGACCTGCAGGGGCTCGCCTCAAGACGTTTGGAGGACGCGCATCCGGACCTGCTCCACTTGAAAGTTTATTTAAGTTTTGCGTAGCGCTTTTCAAGAAAGCAGCAGGAAGGAAGCTTTCTTCCTTAGAATGTCATGATCTAGTGTGTAAGATTGCTGACATTGTGGTAGTGGGAGGAGTTCGAAGATCTGCTCTGATCAGTCTCTCAAACTTATCTGATGATAGAATGCGTTTAGCTAAAAGTGGCCAATGGTGGGTAGAATATCCCCACAGGCAGTTAGCCAATAATTCCGCTTCTTACACAGAAAGACCTGACTACCAGGTATTTCTAAACGAATGGCTTAGTTTATACGAGTCTAAGTCGGGAGAGAGGGGCATATTCAGCCGGGCTGCCAGTAAAAATCAAGTAGCCAAAAATGGTCGCCGCGATTCAGACTACGATTTTGGTACAAATCCTTGTAGTGAAATTATCCTTAGGCCCTATCAGTTTTGCAACTTGTCTGAGGTTGTTGTCAGACCTTCTGACACGTTAGCCGACTTGCTTCTAAAGGTGGAAGCCGCCACTATTTTGGGGACGCTGCAGTCTACTGTTACAAACTTTAGGTATCTCAGACCCATCTGGAAGAAGAATACAGAAGAAGAAAGGCTTCTAGGCGTTTCTCTCACTGGCATAATGGACCACCCCATACTTGGAGATCCTGATTCGTCCGACCTTTCCTCTTGGCTTACTCAAATGCGTCAGAAGGCTATAGACGTTAACAAGGAGTGGTCAGGAAAACTAAAAATAAGCCAAAGTACAGCCATTACTTGTGTAAAGCCCAGCGGCACCGTGAGTCAGTTGGTAGATTCTGCGAGCGGAATTCATCCAAGGTTTTCTAAGTTCTACGTTAGAAGGGTTAGGTGCGATAAGAAAGACCCTCTGGCAAGCATGATGCAAATGTGGGGATTTCCGTGCGAAGAAGACTTGATGAACCCAAACGTATGGGTGTTCTCTTTTCCGATACGTGCACCAGAAACCTCCGTCACTACTAGTGCCGTAGCGGCTCTTAGTCAGCTTAAGTTGTGGAAAATTTATCAAGATTACTGGTGCGAGCACAAGCCTTCTATTACTGTGTACTACAAAGATTCTGAGTTTCTCGAAGTAGGCTCTTGGGTTTGGAACAACCTAGACTCAATTTCTGGTATATCTTTTCTTCCACATTCAGACCACGTGTATAGGCAAGCTCCTTACGAGGAGATAGACGAAGACACTTATCTAAAACTATCTGCTGATCTTCCTACGGATGTAGATTGGTCTTCTTTGAGAAACTACGAAACGTACGACATGACTGCTGGCAGTCAGACCTTAGCCTGCGCAGGAGGAGTGTGCGAAGTAGTAGACTTGGTTGATCAAAAGACTTGATATTGTAAAATTGACCTATGAGTGTTCCCTCATCCAAACATCTTAGTATTAGAAAGCATGTTGAGGATGTAAGGGAACACTTGCGTCAATCTGGTCTTTCTCCAGAAGACGACATAGTTGTTTTATCTGAGGTTCTTGCTTTCATAATACAAAGCACAGATGCTAATAAATTGTCCTACATCTTGAGCACTCAATCCAATAGGTTTTCCTTGAGAAAGTTGGAAGCCATACTACACACATTAAGCAAGGTATTCTCTCTGTAATGTTGACTCTTAGCCAACTTCTAGTACTCACTCAACAGGACAGGAGAAGGTTCAGAACTTCCTATACTTTGGACTCACTTAAATCCACTTCAGGCGAAGACACCTTAGGTGTACATCTTCAGTTTTCTTCCATTGTGACCGGTGGTAAGGAGCCAAGAAAATCCATAGTTAGAGTGTACGGAACAGAAGTGGATCCTGGAGCCTCGGCCAAGGTATCTTGTTCTTGTCCTTACTTTAGAATTCGTCTTGCTGTTTCCTTGTTTATAGCAGGGTCTACCGATCTTAGGGTAGATCGTGACGAAATTCCTGATAAATATAGAGGATTACAAAGGCCCGGCTTATGTCCACATCTTCTTACACTGTGCGAGTCTCTCCTCTCGATGAATTCGACGGAGATGGATCGCTTGAGACAACAATCTCCCAGGGTGTCTATAAACGATCGCCTGCGTCGACTGACCTGATTACTGCTCGTTCTCTTATAGAGACCATAAATTCTTCTGCCACCCTGACCCAAGAAGAGTTGTTTCCCCTGTTCAGTAGAGCTTCTCTTCTAGTTAACGATTCTGTTCGCCTTCTGGTCCAAGAAAATAGTTACATACAGTCTTGCATCATTAACCTGGCAGCAGAGGTGGCTGCAAACCTGGACCGAAATAAAGCAATATACAGGCGTCCTGTTGAATTCGTCTCAGGGGTACTAAAAGACGTTCCAGCAGATTCTGACAAAAGAGAGGCTGATTTCTTGTGTTCTTGCATGGATCTTCAGGCATCTTTGGTTCGTGGAGACAAGAAATCTCAGATAGATATAGTTTTCTCTCTTCCTCTAACTAGGATGGTATTTGAGCAGTTTATCAAAGAATGGCATCGCAAGACACACGAATACGAATATAACGCTTACTTGAGTACGCACCTTCGTCTTCTTGGGGAAGACCCTTCTGAACCAGAGCTTGTGTGCTACAGAATAGAGAACGAGTGTGGACTTAATGCAAGGTCGGCCTTTGGAGTGATTCGCTACATAGCCCTTAGACTAGAGGCTTTATCTTCCATTTATGAGAGAATATTCAACGCCTATAGTCGAGTGATACTCAAGCAAGCCAAAGGACAGGCAGTGAGCGAAGACTCCGCCTTAGACAACTTCCAGAACGGAAGTTTTGGTCTTCTACGCGCCATATCCTCCTATGATAATGTATCTAACGCGCGTTTTGTTGGACACGCAAAATGGTGGATACGGCAGTCCATGCTTTACTACCTAAAGGAAGACTCAAATCTTATACGAGTATCCTCAAACACTTGGCAGCATTATGCTAAACTAGAGGCTATACGACATAGGCAGGAATCGCGACTGGGACCTCTGACAGATTCTCAGCTTTCGGATCTATCTGGGTATTCAAAATCTCACGTGGAGTCAGTCTATTCGACCGTCCGAACCTCTCAGGTAAAGTCTCTTGACTACCCACTTCGTTGGGAGGGTAACTCAACCGTTATGAGCGTGTCTCCGTTAGAAGACGAATCAGAAGATCCCGCCGACTACACCGCTTCAGATTCTGTAAAATGTCTTCTTGATAACCTATCGTTCGACCTTAGAAACTTAGTTTGCTTAGCTTATGGTTTAACTGAATATGTGGTTCAACCTATTCCTCCGGACAAGGTTGAAGAAGAAAGACTTAGACAGATCTCTGTCAATCCGTAAAATCGTTTCACCCCCTTACGTAAAAGGTATACTCCGTGGCACTTAAAGATTTCGACGAAACTAATCCCCGTACCCGTGACAAAAACTGGAAAGAAGATATCCCCCTAGCTGACCTCCCTAAACTCGATGAATGGTATCAGTTTAGGATTGTAGGAGGCGTCTATAGTTATGCTCAACACTGGATTGAGTTTACTAACAAAGAAGGGCAAGTAAAACGCTATCCTGTTGATTGTGCAAATTGGGATCCAGACAAAGAGGCTCCCTCAAAGCAAGGAGGATGTCCTGCTTGCGAGGCTGGACTTCGTCCCTCCATCAAATATCTGATTAACGTCATAGATCGTCTCTCTCAGGGGAAGGGAGACAGCGATCCTATACGGGCCTTAGATATTCCTCCCACCGTTCTTAGGCAGCTTTTAGACCTAAAGAAGCTTAACTCAGTAAAGGGGGAAGCGAGGTCCATTGCTCATCCTAGATTTGGTTGTGATGTCTTTATGCAGAAGCAGCGCACCAAAAAAAGAGGGGGCATTGAGTGGCAGGTTCAAAAGGGTGACAGATCCCCTCTATCCGAGGAAGAAACCTCTCTTGAGTTGATTGCTTTTGACGAGCTTTGGGCCGAACCTGACGTGCATAAGATACGTGCAGATCTCACACGTCACGGGTATTTTGATTCGGACGAAAAAGTTCCTTCAAAGTCGAAGAAATCGAAGAAGTCTGAAGATGACGACGACGATGATTTCGAGGCTCCCTCTTCTTCCCGAAAGTCCAAGAAGTCTTACGACGATGACGACGACGAATTCGAGGAGCCTAAGAAGGCTAAGCCAAAGAAGCCTCCTGTAGAGGATGACGACGACGAGGAAGAAGACTCACCTCCGCCTAAGAAGGCTAAGCCAAAGAAGCCTCCTGTAGACGACGATGACGACGAATTTGAGTCTGTACCACCAAAGAAGGCTAAGCCAAAGAAGCCTCCTGTTGAGGATGACGACGAAGATGACGACGAGGACTCACCTCCGCCTAAGAAGGCTAAGCCAAAGAAGCCTCCTGTAGACGAAGATGATGACGAAGAATTCGACGACGAATTTGACGTTTGACATATTGTAAAATATAGGGGCTCTTGTGCAAGAGCCCCTATATTTTATGAATCAAGAAGAAGACGCGTTACACGCCATAAGGTCAGGTAAACTCGTATGTGTCCTTTTGTACACAAAGGATTCTGTTCTGTCCTCTCGTGCCATGTCTATCGTTAGTTCAAACGAGAACAGACTATATTCCAGCGGGTGTTCCGTATTTTACGTTCATGTTAAGTCAGACCCTTCACTAGAAGAGTTTTCTTGTGTGAGAGTTCCTCAACTAAGATTCTTCGTGAGAGGAAAGCTATCCTGCAGTATTACAGGAGTTTTTGACGAATCCTCTCTGTATGAGTGCATTAGGAATATGTGATGATACTTCTTGTGGTAGAGACAGAAGGAAAGAGGTCCGCCCTCCTAAACAGTCTTAGGAAGATGTCATTAAATAATGACGTACATGTGGTAAGCACAAATGGCCACTACATGGACCTTCCCAAGTCTAGCATAGGGTTTGGAAGGAAAGACTTCTCTCCGTCTTGGAAGATTACTAATCCATATACCTTCTCTCTCCTAAAGAAGGCTGTAGAAACCTCCTCAGAGGTTGTTTCTTTTTTTGACTTTTCTCCAGAAGGAGAACTGCTATCCCAACATCTACAGCACACTGCCTCTAATTCTGGAAAAACCTTCAGAAGAATACGACCTTCGTCACTTGATTTGACAAATTTATCCGCTTCTCTAGAAAGTTCTGGCGACTGCATAGATACCAACCTCTCTAACTCCTTCCTGGCTAGAGAAGTTGTAGATAGGATAGCTAGATTTGTGCTGTCTCCTCGTATATCCTCTATCCTGGGTAGAGATGTCGAACTCAGCTATTTTATTCCAGTGTTATCGGCTGTCGCACGAAGAGAACGTAGTATAAGAAAATTTCGTCCCGACAAAGCCTATGAGGTTAGAGCGTTACTCAGTGATGGATCTTATTCATCGTGGGTCTTTGCCTCAGAAAACGAAGCAGAAGATTTTGCACAAAAGTTAAAATCATCTTCTGTCGTATACTCCTCCAATAAGAAGGCCAGTGTTGTACCTGGGTTATTTTCTCTTTCTTCTCTTCTTTCGTTTTGCTTTTCTCGTTACGGCATAGACGCAAGATCCTGTATAGAAATCTGTACTTCTCTATATTCTAGAGGGCTTACGTCTTATCCAATGGTAAGCGGAAATGAAATGCCATTGGCAGCAGCCAATAGAGTCAGGGACTTCATCTCCGAAAGGATGATGGGTGCCCATCTTTCCGCTTCGCCCTCTTTTGTTGGAAATTCCTTTGGTATATATCCTACCGACTTTTACTTTGAGCCTTCCAAAACAGACTTAAGGTCTAAGGAAAGGGATGTGTACTCTGCCATATGGTTTAGGACTGCAGGGTCTCAAGGTACTAATTCTTTGATAGAGTGTCACTCTGCTTCCTTCTACAACTCTTCCGACCTTATGGGGTCGATACAGGGTACTTCGGTTCATACACCGGGGTGGCACCAGCTTAGTGGCAGAATATTTGAGCCTAGTCATTCTCCAATAGAGTCGGACTCAGTGCTGGCAGATGTTTCCGTAGTGGAAGTTACTTCTAGGTCTCCCGTCAGAATGCATTACAACTCCATCATCGAATGGATGACAAATCATTTTTTTGGGTTTCCTCACACTTATACCAAGGCTCTAAACTGGATGAGCAATAATTCTTACGTGGAATTTGGAGGCGGAGGCGTTGCCACTCTCACTCCCAAAGGAGAAGTTGTGCTGACTGCTGTTCGCAGAGCCCTTCCAGACTTATTGGACCCCGACATGGCCGCTCAAGTAGAAGAAGACGTTGGTCGGGTGGCTGAGGGAAGACCTATTAACGAATTTGTATCGGAGTACTGGGAGTGGTCTGACACTCTACTCTCCTCTTCTCGTGTGAAAAATCTTCGCCCTTCTTTTTTGTCTCCTTCGGGGTCTAAAATGAAGGTTATCCTCTCGTCAAAAGGAAAGCCCTACGCAGAGGATAATTCGGGGTGGACTTGTTATGTTCGCTTCGACGAAAAAGGACGCATTGTTCAGGAACAGCCTACCAGTTTGGCCAGCCAGTAGGCTCCTCATTTCGTCGGCCCGTTGATAACTATACACACTAACAGGAATATCATGGCAAAGAAAAAACCCGTAGAAAAGAATTACTTTACTTCTATTTCAGATCTGGCAGAAAGAGCAGAGAGCATAGGAAAGGACCTAGACAATCCTCCTGTTCTCCTCGATAGAGGGTCTTACGTCCAGGGAGCTATTAGTTTCGGCTCTCTTATTCTAGACCTTCTTACAGGAGGGGGACTTCCTCCTGGAAAAGTTTCTAAGGTGTTTGGCCCGGAGGGCAGCGGTAAGTCCACTATGGCTGGGCATCTTATTGCCAATGCCACTCGAACACAGGTGCCTGTTTTCTTTTTTGACCATGAGGTTGCATCTGACGCTAAATACTTCCACGCTTTGGGGGTTAGAATGAGGCTGTCTGATGGAAGTAAGAACCCCTACTTTCATTATTATCAGCCCTCTACTGCAGAGCAGACATACCGTACGATTGCTCGTCTTCTTCGTTCTTTTCCCGACTACTCTCCAGCAGAAGACGGTGGACGACCCAAGCCTCAGGGATTGGTGGTAATAGATTCCGTTGCATCTATGCTTCCAGAGTCTATCGAGGAGGACGATGAAAACGTAAGAATGGCTGCCGCTGCTTCGGTCCACTCTATGTATTTGCCTCTTATAAAATCCAAGCTAGGAAGGAAGAACGTATCTTTATTTGCTACAAATCAGATACGACTGAATCCTGGTCAGATGTTTGGGTCACCGGAGTATGAGCCAGGAGGACAAGCATGGCGTTTTTATCCTGACCTTAATTTTAGAGCCTCTGCAGTACAAAAGGCGTTTGTGGAGCGAAATCGATCCATGCGTTTTATCAACATTTCTACAAAGAAAAACAAGCAATTTCCTCCTTTCCTTGAGTGTAAGGAGATGTTGGCAGTGGCTTTCGGTAGGGGATTTGAGCGGGGTCGTGATGGTCTTGGGTACCTAGAGTTGACTGGGCAAATACAAAAATCTGGAAACAAGAAGATGATCTGTCTTCAGGTAGAGGAAGACTACAGCTGGAATAATCAGGCATTCTACACTGATGACCTATACACGGTTCTGTGCTCTAACGAGTTTAGACGTGCGTGCCGATCTCAGTTAGAATCTGATCTGGCTTATTCTCTATACTTTAAGGCCAATGACTGGGACAACATTTATGAATTTGACGAGGAAGCTGCGTACGACGAAGAGAACGAGCTTGAAGCAGTTTTGGGGTCTGCCCCTGTAGTTAGTGCTCCGCCAGAGAAGAAGAAGAGAAAAAAGTCTTCTGACGAGGATATTGCGACAGAGGTTACTTTGGCCTGACCAACCTGTAAAGGTTTTACGATGGAAACTACTCGTACCATCGTACGACATACGGGAAGCCGCTTTACATTGGCCGATAATCCCATCGTGTCTCTTGAGGATCGTGTTATCGATTTCCAAGAGACACGATTTAGGGTAGTGTCAAGCAAGTTTATGCTTCAACTTAGGCCGCTCGCTAACGAGTTGGCCCTGCAGTTGAACGTCGATGTCTCTTCTCTTTTTTCTTTATCTCTAGAGTCCGACTCTTCCTTGGCTTCCAATACTTACTGTGTATTTGATTTTCTAAACCTTTCGTCTACAAAAAGACGGGGAATAGTAAGGTCTACTTGGGCCCCTATTGTTGTATTTCATTGTGGTAACAGGGTACTAAGTCTGCACGCTTCCTACAAAGGAAAAGAAGCTTCCTTGTCCTCACTTTCTTTGGTTTCTTCCTCTGGTGTAGAGACTACTTCCTCCTGCACCTCCATTAGATCTGCCACAAAAGTGTGTAGGTCACATATTCGTTCTTTCCTTGGGTCAAAGGACCTGTGATTACTTATGACGCATGAAAGACCATCACAGAGTTCTAACTCAGTTTTAGATCTTCTTGAGGAGGGAAAACTTGCCAAGGACCCTATGGCTCGTTTGGATACTACGGTCTATGACCCGATCACACATAAACCCATAGAAGTGGGTAACACGGACCCTAATTCTGTTGGTCCAGACGACCATATCGAATATTCCTATAGATCAGACTCTGCTTACCCTGATGTACCTCCTCAAGTGAAGGCGGCTGAGGTCAAGTTTATACTTCCCCTGGCTCAGTTTTTAGCCAACACGATAGGAATAACAGTTATAGACGAGACCCTTTACGAAAAGATAATATTACCGCTTCGCTCTAGAAGTCTCTTTGTTGTACTTAACCTCCACAAGGTTAAGGTAGACTCTGGCGTTGCAAGTTGGTATGGCTTGGTGCTCATGTGCAAACGACATTTCCTCACCTTTGTCAGGTTTAAGATGAGGCTGTCCACTGAACAAATCATCATAGACGAGATCAGATTGTGGCACAGAAACGGAGAGACTTACGTTCGCCACGCTCCTCCTAACGGAAAGTTCTTTTCTAGGGAGGAGGCCTCTTCCTTAATCCTGAACTACCTTAGGAATGAAGGGGTACTTCCTAACATATGAAATTCCTTCATACAGCTGATTGGCACATTGGAGTTAATAGTTCTCTTCCTGGCTCTTTTAGGAGGCAAGAGGAGATGATAGACTCTATATTCGACATAGCTTATGACCATAATGTAGATGTTGTAGTCGTTGCTGGGGATATTTTTGATAATCCCAACACAGCCACACAAGAAGACCGCGAACTTTTGGAGAGGAAGATCTTAGCCTACGATGCAGCTGGCTTCCACATCCTCATGATACCAGGAAATCATGATAGAATAGATGCAACAGGGTACACTGCTCTCCACTACCTTTCTATGCTGTCTTCTTTCGGGAGACTATCCAATTCCACCATTACAGAAAGAACTCAGTTCGTCTGTATAAGAGACACTGTATTTTGTTTGTTGTGCCATAAAAAGAATGGGTTCAGAACAGAGTCTCTCAAGGCAGTTAGTGACTTCAGGCAGTCATCCTTGCTTGTTCCCCACAGTAACTTTATTATGGTATGCCACGAAACAATACGAGGGTCTCAAACTGACATTCAGTTGAAGACAGGAGGAGTGTACTGCCTGGAGGATGGGGAAGAAGCTCCCGACTCCTCTCTTCCGGTCACTTACTGGGCTCTGGGTGACATTCACAAGCCTCAAGAAGTAGCGTCAAACGCTTTCTACTCCGGAAGCCCTGTGCAGACTAGGTTTAGTGATGGATGGCCCCGTGGGGTCCTTCTGGTGGATACAGAGGAGCCCACATCTCCTCGTTTTATTCCTGTACCTTCTAACCAACTTGTGGTGGCCAAGAAAAACGATGAGGTGCCTCCTAATTCGTACGTTAAGTGGGTCCTTTCCTCCAAGGACGACCTTCCAAGTGAGCTGCCCAGCAATGTTGTAAAGGTTCACTTTGTCCATGAAGATAAGGACGCTTCGTTGTCTCTTGACGTGAATTCTTCTTTGAAGGAAAAGCTTTTGAGTGGAATAAAGACAAAAGGAGGCGAAGATATCGACATGGTTCTCGCAGAGTCCGAAGTAGATTCCTTGTTGTCTATGGTGTCTGATGTCTGACTACAATCCAGTATGGGAGTCACTTAAGACACACCATGTGCTTCTTTTGGTCGATACTCATTCCGACCCCTCTCGTCCAGATGATGGCTACGATATTGAATTCTTCGACCAGAAGGTAGAAGAGATACATTCTTGGTTCTCTACTATCATAAAAAGTCGAGTCAGCGCTGTTGATTTTGTGATGCAGAACAACGCATGGCTTTTCATCCGACCTTTAGTACCTGCTCCGGTACTTCCTACCAAACCTAACATGAAGATTATGGTGCTTAGATGACCGTGGAAGACGACATAGGAATTTGGCAAGCAAGGGCAGACGCATATAGGGCTGAACCTGTGGTAGAAAACGCCATAAGGTCTGCGTGCAAAAAGAACCTCAAGCCAGATGTAACCATCATAGGAGAGCTACACTCTTATTTCCCCTTCCTTAGAGAGGGCGAGGAGTCAACTCGTACCATAAGAGGCCCGTCCGACCTGAATAGGGGACTTGCTGTTGCTGCCGAACTGCAATCTATCAAGGATAGAGCGGCTGAAGTCATACTATCTTACGACAACATGAGAGGAAAATTGGAGAGACTTCATGATGTTGTACGTTCCACTCTCTTTATGAAAAAGGAAGTCATTCTTCTAAAGAACGATGCGCAAAGAAATGCGGTGGTATCTCTCACATGTCCGGAGATAGAGGACAGGCTTTCTGCAGTAAAGCGTGTAGTGTCTGCTGCTGAGATAGTTTCTAAAAACGTAAATCAGAGTTTCAACATACTGAAACTTCAGGTTGAGATCGTTAAAGAGATGATGTACGAGGGAGGATTGTCGAAATCTTTGAAGGGGGATAGGTCGTGATAGATTCTTCTGAAGAAGAACTCCCGGATTCCTCCGATGACGATCTTCTAGCCGAGGAGTTTGAGGAGTTTTCTGCTGACGATATACTTGGTCTTGCAACCAAGCTGTTTGGCGTACACGCAGAGGAGTCAGAGTCTCACTCTTCTGCCTTGTATGGCTATCTTCGCTCTAGATTTATACGCAGCATCTCCTACTACAAAGCAGTGTCTCTTGCTACAGCTAAGCTGTCCGAGTTGTCCAACGAGATAGGAGACCCAGAAGCTTTACGCATAGAACACAAGGATTTGGACTCTCTTCTATCGAAGTTGGAAGAAGTTCATTTTGTTAGGAAGCTAGGAGAACATATGGGTCTAAATCCAAGTGATTTAGACCTAATAGTTAGGAATGTCATCGATAAAGAGTTCTCCCGTCACTCTAAGGTCACCTGATGTCTTTTACTGACGATAAGATTGTAGTGTATCTCGGATACCCGGCTGAGTCTTCTGACGTACCTCACTGGATGTCGTCTCTTCTCCAAAAGGAAATGACAGAAAAGGAGTCCCATCCCTACAGATTTTTTATTTCTGGCGGGAGTGTGACCCCAGAGCTTCTCTCAGTTCTAAAAGGAAGAGGAGAACAGGTGGCTCAGGCTCACGAGATGAGCATTCGTCTATCTAGAGGTTTTCCGTCTCGCCTCATAGACGCTTTAGTGTCACCAGACATAGAAAAGATATCAAACCTAGCTTTGTCTAATCCTGGGTCTTCTGAATTTAGAGTTCTTTTAGACTTGTACGTCTTGTCTCGCTCTGACATCTATTTCGTGGACTGTAATCTAATGGGCGGCGGAAGATGCGGGATGGAATTGGTGTACTCTCATGACATGATTCCTACCATCGGAGTATCTGACTCATTGTCTATAGACCCTTGGTATCATTATCACACAGATTTGCTGGTCAAAAGTCAGATGGCCGCTCTGTACTTAGACAAGTCTAGGGAACACATACTTTATTCTAGGTCTAATTTGCCGAAAAGCCAGGAATGACTTATCTTTTGGGAAGAAGTAATGGCCGGAAACAGAACTAGAGTAATAAGCGGAGCCATGGGACGACTTCTTCCAGAACCGGGAGAGGCACTTTTACGTCGTCCAGAACTAATAGAACAAGTTCCAGGTGACCCACAAGAGGGAGTGCCTAGTCCTCCTCCCTCCCTAGACTCCACTCCTACTGCTTCCGGACGTACTCCACGACAAGACAGAGAACGTGCTCAACGAGATGCCTCTTCCATTCTTTCTGCCTCCTCCTCAGAAGAGGATCCGGATGGAAGATCTCCTGACCCTCGTAGAAGTAGGGATTCCGCAGGAACAGGAGGAGCGGCTATCAGGCCACAGGAGCCTGCTGACCCTCGTAGAAGCCAGTCTACCCCTACCGCAAGTCGAGAAGCGGCCCCTGTGCGCAGAGGAGGGTCTGCTCCTCACTTCTTTAAGGAACAGACTCACCAAGTATATTACCATGATGCTATTGTGTACATCGAAGGTCAAGATGTAAGTCCGTTTCTTACCGGAACTATATCTGTGTCTTATGGCGCTGGCGCAGACTTTAATAAGTGTGACTTTACGTTAGACAACGCAGGTCACCGGTTCACTATCACCCCTGAGAATCTTAGAGGAATATTCCGAAGGTCCTCTCCTCGTGGTCAAGGTAATTCTTTTGACTACGATGAGTCTATAAAGGCAGAACTCTTCGAGTCTAAGAAAGACATAGGAAGAAACCCCATAGACCCAATGTCGGGAGGAAGACGCTTTCCGCTTCATTTGTGGGGGTCTATATTTCACCGAAATGATGCAGTTAGGGTGTGGATTCATAACCCCTCTTCTGAGTTGGATGAGTGGATACCAGTTTTTACTGGGTTCATCATTTCAAAACCTACTACAGAAGACTACATCAACGGGCTCAACACTGTGCAGGTATCTTGTGCTGACATACGCCATCTGATGGCACAGATGCGTGTAAACTCCAACACAATGTTGGCAGTACTTCCTAGTAGCCAGACATCAGGGTCAGCAGACCCCACAAATAACTTGACCTTGTCCGGGATTGACGTATTCAGGTCCTTTGACTCTGAGGCAGTTAACCAGGAGTTCAATGACGGATTCTTCAGTGATCTTGTCAGAGGTAGCACTTTTACTAATCCATGGTCTTCCTACAACCTACCCGAAATGGTAGCTTCGCTAACATTTTTTCGGGATCTTCCTCCTGGATTCCAGTCAGATGCTGATGCCAGAGCCATTAGAAACCTATCCTCTTCTAGGTCTACGGCCGCAGATGAAGCTCGTGCAGTAGCTGCCGAGCTTAGTCCGTTGTTGTCTCGTGTTAGACAAGGAGGAGAGGGAGTACTTTCTTCTGAAGAACTGACACAATATAGACGATTATTGTCAGATTTGTCTGGCTTCGGCCTAGATCCTTCTTCCATAAACGAATCTGGAGATTTAGTAGACACCAGTCTCAGTGAGATTGATGAGGCCCAAATACCTTCTGATCCCGTTCCTCCTCCTGGGGCGGACGCAGGATCCACGTCCAACCCCTCCAGACCTCAACGACGCGTGGCTATCAATGTAGGGTCTGGACGTGTGGGAAGAATGCGCCCTGGGGTTTTTCCGTGGCAAGGCTCCCTTCCGGGAGACCCTCCTCGGTCTTACGCTGATGAGGCCTATTTTCCGTCTATAAATGGAAATAGAGCTGAAACATCGAGATCTATCCGGCGACGTATGCAAGGATGGCATAATCTGTGTCTTTTTGGGACTCCCGCTAGGTTTAACTTTTCTCCACGGCAAAGTCTTGCTGTAACCGACGCTGCTCCTGACTATTCTCCTAGAAATAGACGTTATTGGACGGAAAATGAAGTAAGGACTGCAGGAAGGTTTACTAGACGAGAAGCTGCCTGGCATCCCGAAGCTCAAGGAGTGCATTTTCTTACCCCTGGTCCGACCACTCCTAGTGATTCCTTATGGGATCGTACGCTCATAGCGGACCAGCCTGTTGCTCAAAACTTGAACTGGACCAACAGACTTCAGATGTTGGCCGACGCCTGTGAGACTGCCGACTATAGATTTTGGGTGTCTGGGTGTGGCGACCTAATATTTGAGTTTGCCCAGTACGACTTCGACCCTTCCGATTATGGGACCTGGTCAGAAGTTTTCACGTTAGACCATCATTTGCTAAATTCTTCCTTCGATGAAGAGGGAGGAGAGATTGTTACTGGAGTAGTAGCCAACGGGTCTTACGTCGGTCTTACCAACATAAACGAGGGAGGAATTATTCCTCTTAATCCTGGAAGATCTCTTGGCGTGTGGTCTCCCAGTTTGGCCTCTAGGCTTGGTCTGAGAATAAAGGTCCTAAATTATTCACAAATCACTGACTTGGCTAGGCTTGAGCAGTTGGCTACGTTAGAGTTTCAAAAGCTGCTGTCTTCTGCTGACAAGTATCAGATTGGGTTGGTGTTTAGGCCATGGCTCACTCTAAACAGACCAGTGTTCAACCGCTATAGAGAGAGGCTAGCTCTCATAGACGGAATTTCGTGGACTCTCCCTGTTACTGCGGGCGCCATCGCAGGACAACAGCCGCCATCTATGAACGTAACTCTCAACTACAGCAGAAGTTACGATGAGTTAGGGATACCAAGGTACATAACTGGGGGTCCAGCCAACCCCATGTATTTTGCTCAACCTCAGGACGGAGTATTGTCGTTAGTTCAGTCTCTTCAACGTCGCGTACAGGATTTTAAGGCCGCCCTTACTACTATATCAACTGACAACGATTCCCTTACTCAAGAACAGTTTTCCTCTCTCAGGGATAGGTACAGGGCCATCATACCTAGTGGCCAATCCACATACAATGTCATTAACGCTGCCTTTTTGGGACCTGTAGACCGTGCTGAAGGAGAAGACGACCCCATAGTTACAGAATTTAGGCAGCTTCAAGCCGAGATAGATGAACTCACTAGAAGTGCAGGTGCGCTAACTCCTGAGGAAAGGCAGCAGCGACTTCGAGATCTTACCGAACGTTCTCAGTCTATATTGGACGATTTACGGTCTAGGAATGTTAATGCCGGAGCAGAGTTCGCGTCTGGCGGTGCCCGTCCAAGGTTAGGTACTACTGGAGTTCGCTCTACGTATTCTCCGAGTGAGGAGTACGAGCCGCCAGAGGTATCTCCTGCGGAGGAAGAAGTTACTTGCTTTCCGGGAGACCCTAGGTTTTATAGTTCTCCTGCGGGGCCCGCTCCTCGTGTGGTACCAAGGTGGGCCGCATGGAAGAGATCTCTTCGTTCCAGCGAGAGAAGTTCTTTGCTTGATGCTTACGCTCGTGGCCAGATTCCTGACCAAGATATTATTGATCGTGGGGTAGGAACCTGGCAGTTTGCTGGGGAATTTCCTCGCATAGTCACCTCTGGCTTTGGTCTGAGAAACGGAAGTTGGCATCCTGGGGTGGACATCCCCATGGACCTCGACGAACTCGTGTACGCAGTTTCAGACGGAATAGTTTTTTACGTACGTCCTTCTGTTGCTAGAGACGGCCTCCCTGGACAGGGTATGTCTCTTGGACTTATTCATGCTGACGGATTCGTCACGTTCTATCGTCATCTTAATTCACTAGAATCTGGAGTTGACGTAGGAGCGACCGTTAAGAGAAATCAACCCATTGCTCGTGTAGGATTTTCTGGAACAGAAGACCGCAGTACTCTTACTCATCTTCATTTTGAGACTGGGGCTATAAGCGGATCCCCTACTTTTCAAAACTATGTGGGTGACGGCAAGAGATTTACGATCGTAAATCGTAGAACTTCTAATCTATCCTTACTCACGGCAGTAGAGGCCCTTCGTATTCAAGGAAGTATTCGAGTCGTGTCGGGAGTTGGAGATTCTAGCACAAATATTCTTCAACGGTGGGACCCTGAGCTGGTGGAAAGATTCAATCTATCTTTCTTGCGGCGTAGAGATGGTTCATTGGGGTTCGTTTCACGTCATGTTCTTTTCTACAACCCTATTCCTAACAGTTTGCCGTTTTCTCAGGCAGAAACTGTAGGAAGACCAGGACCCGATAGCGATGTAATTTCTCTAGAAGACTACTACAGTGGTTTTGGATTAAAGGGTATTCCTGCCTTGCGATTGGCTGCAGAGCCCACCAGGTTTGTTCCAGAGCCTGTCCCTGAGATACCACCTGATGCCACCGCTCAGAGAAGGCGAAATCTGGAAGCTGATAGACAAAGGGCTCTTGCCATAAATGAGCGCAGACAGAGGGCTATTACAGCGTACGCTACGGTACGGGATCAGCAGGTGGCTTTGTTTGCGGATTCTGTTCCTCCAAACGAGTGCCCGCCTGAGAGGTATGAAGGATCCTCCGAGCGCCAGGCAGGAGAGCCTATAACAAATCGTAGACGACTTACGCGAGAGACCGCAGAGGACGCACGGAGAAGGTCGACATGAGTGCCATTGGAAGAACATTACGTGACGCTAAGAGGCACTTTTCGGGGGATGAGCAGTATGCTGTTCGCCCCTACGGAGCTGTGATCACCTCTATCAATCCAGAAGAGGACACGTTTATCTACTCCGGACCTCGCGCCGGTCGAAGTGCCCCTATAACACATCCTTACCTTGGTCCATCTTCCTGGATAAGGGTAATGCCTGAGCGCGCCACTCGTATGATTTTAGATAGTCGAGTGGATTCTGGAGAAACATTTGCTTCTGCTTACATGGCCGAATCCATAGCTAGTCTTCAAATTAGAGCTACGTACGCAGAGAATAGGTTCTATTACCGAAGACTTCTTGAGGGGGAAATTGATATAACGTCAAAGGGCCTGGCCTCTGCCCATTTTAGTCAAGATGGTACTCTATCTCTGCGGGGTGGACCCATGCAGTACACCCTAGACGTTCCTAGATTGGAGGCAAATGTTAAGGCTCCAACAATAATTCATAGAACGCTCGACAACAACATTTCAGAGATATCCAGCGAGATTCGTTTTGGGGTGGTGAAACGTAAAACTGAAACAGACCAAACCCAGGACCAGTGGATCAGAGTCACTCCTGAAGGAGGAGATGAGGTTTTTGCTAAAGAATACCTACGAACCTTAGAAAGTAAGGCGCCCCCATATACTCTTGTAGACCATAGGGAAGGTCATGTAGTAGACGATGAGGGACAGGAGGCTACGTCTTCTGTTACTGGAAAGAAGCTTAGAAGTCTATCCAAGTATGGAACAGTTAGACTCGAAGAAACTTCTGTGGAAGTGGACGTAGAAGGTAATGTGAGCGTCATTCTTCCCGACAACTCCTCTTACGGATTTAGTTTGGACGTGAAAAAGTCAGACGTTAAGATTTCCGTTGGAAGAGACGAGATACACAATGTAAGTAGAAATTTCCTTCTTGACGCAGAGCAAACAGTAGAGATTGAAGGAACCAAGATAAAACATGGAGCCGAGGCCACAGAACCCGCTATGCGAGGAGAGGAAATGAGGCAATGGCTCAGAGATGCAAGGGTACTTACCTCTACTGGGCCCGCTGCGTTTCTTACCTCTGACGTTGAAGTACGATTTACCAACGTTCTTAGTACTAAGGTATTTGTTGAATAATGGCCCTTGTAGTAGATACTCTATCAAGTTCTTTTGAGTCGTTCTTTTCTTCTCCGCCTGACACTGCTTTAGGCTGCGCTGAGTCGTGGGCGGGATGTATGCGTGATTACGCGTTATCTATTTCTCCTCCCTCTGTCACTGTAGAAGCCGCTCAATTGGTACTATCCTCTACTTTGGCTTCCATTTTTGAGACATCTGTCATCGCATCCGCCACCGCTTCTGCCATGGAAGGGGCATGGGCAGTGTTTGCGGCTACGGTGGCTGCGGGTATGGCCCCCGCTTTTGCCGCCACTCCGCCTCCTGGTTTGGTCGGATTTCTAATTCTATTCCAAGCTTCTCCTCCTTCTACACATCTTGAGGCTGCTCAACGTTTTTCCTCACGAATAGACACATGGATACGTACAGGAACAGCTGTGCCCGCAGGGGGAGGTGGTGTAATTAACTGGAGCTGATGTTATCTTACGTATAAGGAGCTATCATGCCTCAGTTTCCCGCCATAGACCCACTCACTCTAGCCCAAGCTATAAAGAACTTTTTACGTCAGCGTCAAAACGTTTCTGCCATAAACAACGGAGGGTCAGCCGACTACGGTACTGTTGTTGATGCTTGGGCGGAAGCTTTAACCTCTGTACAAAACCCCTCTTATGACTACATAGAGCAGAACATACAGACTCTTTACTCTCTTATTCAGGGTGGACCTTCATCTATACCTACACTATTGTTTAATTCTGCTTCTCCTCTAACTGCAGGACAGTGGGTGTATCAGGTAAGCTCCGACACAGTAGATGCCGTTGACTTTTCCAGTTTGTCTTTCGGTCCTGCTATAGGGGTAGTGGTCTCTTCCCCTACTGTGTCTACCGTTTCAGTGCAGAATATAGGCAGTTTTTTGTACAATATAGGTATGGGATTTTCTTTCCTTCCACTTACGCCAGACTCCTTATACTATGTAGGTGCTGGAGGAGAAATAACTTCATCTCCCTCTCCTCTTCCTGGCGGATTTGTTCAGGAGATCGGCTACGCCAAGACTCAGTTTGAGTTAGTTCTTAACATTCAAGAGCCCACCACAGTTTAATGCCCATATCCTTATCAACCTTACGTTGTAGACTTGATTCGGAGTTAGACGCTGCTCTATTCTCCTACCAGGAAAGGTTGGGGGATCAGCTCTTATCCATCAGATCTCAACTAGCCTCACTTCGCACAGAGGGTGAATCTCTCAGAGAGAGTTTTTTAGACCCTCTTCGTAGAAATTTAGACTACGTTCTAGCTTCAGCGGACACCAGTACCTCAGAAGTGATGAACAGCCTATCTTTTGTAGACCCATCATCTCCAGCTGATTTGGAGGCTACTATAGGGGATAGGTTCAACCTATCCGTAGTCAATGGAAGATATATTCTTCCTGGAACAAGAGACATCGCACCCATTAAGCTTCTGTCTCGTGTTTTAGGTGGGTTCGATCGAATATACGATACTTTTCCCGACCTAGATGAGACTCCTATTACTGATGACTCTGATTCTCGTACGTATTCTACTTTGTTAGGAGTTAGAACTCGTATGATTTTGGTGTGTACCTACATCCGAGTTTCTGTAACAGAAGCCACCTCCTGTACGCCAGAGGTACGTGTAGAAGAAGAAATAACTGTAGGAGTGGACATTCCTCTCAGTCGAGCCTCCCTCTTAGCTGGCGTGCCCATTGACCAGTTGAAGTTGTATATATTTTGGTTAGGAAATCCCGAATCTTCTGAATCTTCTAGGTCTAAGGCCAGAGTTCTTGGCCTCACCAACTCTCAATTTGTGGACGCTGTATCTCTCACAAATAGGGATAATTTTACTGTCTCTGTAATCAGAGACCCCGCAGATATACCTAGACTATCTGCCGCTTTTGGTCCGGATGCCCCTGCTGTAGTTTCACGAGTTTCTGGGCCTATAGAATTCTTTCCTTCTTCTGATGATGTCGCTCTCAGTGTGCGGTCTGCCCTGAGGGCTTCTCCGGGTAGCATAGGTCCGTCAGGTGTGTCTGACCTTTCTTCTCCAGGTGTGTCCATTTTTTCGGTTATAAACGTAGATTCTACATTTGGTCTATCTAAGATTGCAGCCTCTCTCACTTACTCCTTGTCCTCATTGTCAAGTGATGCAGCCGCACTCGCAGAAGCTCTCTCTAACTCCATCTCTTCTCAGCTACAGGTTATTACTGCTGCCATGGAAGAGGCCCAGCAGGTAGTGTCAGAAATACTAGGTACCCTAACAAACCTACTTAGTCTAGCCAATTCTATATTCAATGATTTGTCAAATGGTCTTCTTGACTGTCTCTTTGGGTCTTCATTTTCCTCATCCAGCTTTGCTCCTACTGGAATTCCTTCTGTGCCTTCTGGCATAGGCGGAATAGGAGGATTGGGATCTCCTGGCACTCCTGGGGCTTCTACGTCAAATCCTTTGGAGACTGTATTGTCTCTTATAGAAACTCAGTCTTCTCTGGTGAACTCCTATGTGTCCTCGGTTTCTTCCTTAGTAGGTTCTTTATCTGACCTTTCCTGCGGATCCAGCTTTGTTTCTTCTTCTCCCCTTTTGCAGCCGTCTGGGCCTCTTACTTGTCAAATAGATTCTGCTATTGATTCTGGGTTTGAGCTTCCTCCTCTGTTTGAAGAAGCACTTGGAACAACAAAGGTTGTTATGGATCTTATGACGACATTGTTTGATGGAGTTCGCGCAAACCTGAGAAGTATCAAGATGTCCGTTAGATCCATGAGTCTTTCCTTGAGAGCGTCACTAGAAAGGCGTAATTCTGCCTTCTCTTCTAGTTCTTTCCCCTCTCCGCCCGGAAGTCCAGGGTGTGCCCCTCCCGAAGCCTCTAGACTTGCTTCTCTTTTAGCACAACGTGCTATCGCAGGTTTTACACCAGAATTGTAGTATCATGCCTAGAAGACTTACTCTCGAAGAAGCGGAAATAGTTACTAGATTATCTCGTGAAGAAGGTGATCGTCCTGAGCTTTATCGATCGGTGGACAACACCGAAACAGAAATAAGTCAAGAATTTGAATCCTACCTTATACTCACTCCTACTCCTACTCTAAATTCTGTGTCCTCATTTTTTAGGGTGGTGTTGGACAACGATCCGAACCAAGTTGACCTGAGAAACCAACTGTTTTCTGAATTCCTGGAAGAAGAGCAGAGAAATGAATCTGAAAACCAGAGAATGTTTCAGCAGCTGACAGACCTATATGACCAAACCAGAGAATCGCTTGCTTCTTCCTTAGAGGGATTTTCTGATGTGGAGGAAGCTTCTCTTCTACAGGAGGCGGTCACTAGGTCTATGGGAGATATAGTGTCAGCCAGAGATAGGCATGTGTTTAACAGTTCTGTTTTATCCGTCTTGGCTTCTCGGCAGGAATCGTCTGGATCCACAGAGTTACGGCAAGAACTTCAATCCTGGATAAGAGTGTTACTGGAGTACGAATAATGGCTAGAACTCTAAAAAAGAGAGACGGAGACATAGTTTTTGACGATAGTAATGGTCGTCCGATTCTCATAGAAGGAATACATAAGCTCAGTCAAGACGTAGCCGATGCGCTCATGACCGAATACGACCCAGAACGTAGTTACGGGTCTCAGCTCGCTAACATAGAAACTATAAATTCTCAGTCCAGATCGGGTCCAATCGGTCTAGTCGGTCGAGGATACATCAAGACATTGGTGCGAGAGGCAATAGAGAGACTACAAGAATTACAAAATACGCGCCTGGATCAGCTTACTTCTTTCGAGGCGATAGAATCCATAGGAACTATCCGAGTAGTACAGTTTTCCAGGACTGGTTACATATTCTATGTCGATGTGACTCCATTTGACGGACCTGACGTGGTTCCTACCAGTTTCTTAGTTCAGCTTCGTCATCAATTTCTTCCCGGATCCAAACCAAATCTTCCAGGATCTGCTATTACTGATGACATTGGTATCTGATGGCCAGAACTCTTAGACAGATAGAACAGTCCTTAGCTGATTCGATAGAAAATCAGGACCCTTCCATTGACACGTTGAAGGGTCCTATCTTCGATCTCTTCATTAGACCCCAAGCAGCGCAGCTTAGGGCTGTTGAGCTTTTATACGACGACCTATCTAGAAGATTCAGTCTCGACTATGTTCTATCCCAAAATGTAGAGGTTCTGCAGCTGTATGGTGCCAACCATGGACTTAGGAGATCCCAGGGAAGAGCCGCACGTGGAAATGTAACCTTTTTCACGTTTTCCCCTCCTTCTTCTGACGAGGTACTGGTTATTCCTGCTGGAACCGTAGTCTCCACATCGGATCCCAGTATATCCTTTAGGACTCTTCGAGATGCTTTCATACTAGGGTCCAGTCTTGGGTCTTTTTTTAACGCCTCCACTCGGCGCTATGAAGTTAGAGCCCCCGTTGAAGCTCTAGGGGCAGGTAGTTTATTCGAGGTACCACCCAATAGGATCTCTAGAATTCAGACAAATGTGGAAGGAATAGACGGAGTAGTCAATAGAGAAAGAATCTCTGGAAGCACCGAATTTGAGAGCATATCTAGATTTGGAGCCAGAATTCGCGCTAAGTTTAACGGACTTGCCCTTGGGTCAGGAGACGGACTCTCTCAGCTTATACGTCAATTTGACACTTCTTCCATCAATGATGTGCAGATGATATTCAGTTCTGACACAGATAATTTCCGCAGGCGTACTCGTAGGTCTTCTTGGGATATTTACCTAATAGGCTCCACCACTGAAACTGCCGAAGTAACCTATGTGGGAAATGCCTCTCAGAGAACATTTTCACTTCCGCTTGCTCCTGTCGTAGAGGTTATATCCACAAGAATTGGAAATGTTTCAACAGGATTTAGATTTTTACCCGACACAACTTTTCAATACAGAAGTTCTACTCAAGCCAATGATAGGGTGGAACTTGACGTAATTCCAGGGGTAAACGAAAGTGTGACTATAACTTACGTTTACGACAAGCTGGTAAGAGATACGCAAGACTACGTAAATAGAATCGGGGTAGAACTCTACCGGTCTGACATTCTGATAAGGAAGGCAATCCCAATTCCTATAAGAGTTAGGGTACTAATTCAAATATTGTCTTCCTTTGATGAAACAGATGCAACCGCTGCCGCCTTTTCTACTATTAGTTCTTTCGTTAATCGTGAAGAATTCGTTGGTATTTTATTCGCCAATGACCTAAGATCTCGACTATCTTCCGACGTCGCAGGAGTCTCCAACATATCAATACTGGAATTTACTCGCGACTTAACGGGAACTATCCCTGTCGAAACCATAGAATTTAGACCCTTTGAATACCCACAGACCTCAGATTCACTAATAACTGTGGAGGTAAGAAGATGAGCCATAGATTTCTGGACTTTAATTCAATAGACCGTGTCTCAGATTCTAAACAGTATCCTGGTCCTGGACTCAGTCTTTTTCCGCATGATGGGGCTCTTCCTGAGGAAGACCGTTGGTCTGGTCCTCCAGGTGGACTTTCAGGAGGAGATCATGGCAGAGGACCCGGTCATTATATTAAGGACGTGTCTGACCTAGACAAAGGGACTGGAAAATCTTCTCCTTCGGGGTTCACTTCTCGTCAAAATGTTATTCCTCCTCGTTCAGTACCACGGTGATATCTCATGTCTTGTATACAAAAATTGTCTAATTTGGTGTGGGAGCTTAGATTCTGGTCCATAGCCTCTCAAACAGCGCACTGGAGGGTGTTTGGTCCCACCAGTTACAGCGACCACACCTTGTATGGTCAAATTTATGAGAAGTTGTCTGACCTTCTTGACCCATTAGCTGAACGCCTCACTGCGATGGCTCAATTTGATGACGAAAAGTACGTAGACCCATTGCAACAGGCTAAGTATGTGTATTCTAGGATGAAGACTCTGGGTCCGCCTCTAAAAGAGGCTCTTCTAAGCGCCGATAGCACATCCTTATTCTTCTATCAGGAACTCCTTTCTTTGTCGCGTAAGTTTCGTCGTCTCTCTTCCTCGTTAAAGAAAGAAGGAATGCTGACATTGGGTCTGGAAGACTTACTTGCTACCACTGCCAACGAAATAGAGATATTGGTGTTCTTCTTGGAACGAAGGAGCCAGAGTTCTGCTGCTGTTCCCTCTTCTCCACCCGGTCCAGTTCCAATGTTTCCTCCCCATTTCTTTAGTTACTGATGACTCTACGTATTACACCGAACACTCAGCCTTATGAGACCCTATATCAGGAGTTGATAGCTAGTATTCCAGAAGGAATACAGTGGCATACAGGACCTGTGGTGTTGCCCCTTCCCTTTTCCTCCGACACACCATTTTTGTTGGAAGGAGATGTGGGAGACGTTGTTCAGGTGTTTTTGAATGACAAGCTACTTCGCACAGTAGTTTTATCTTCTCCCTCTGTCCAGATTTTTATCAGATTACTTCCAGGAAAGAACTTCATTCAGGTACGTTCTACCTCTGAAAGCTTTTTGTTATTGGTGGTAGCCACTAACTATGCGACCCTAATTCGAGGATATTCTGAGGATTACTTCTATAGCATAGACATAAACTTTCAAGATGCAAGAAACCAGCTGAACAGTGATCTGTCTCTTCGGGCAACAGAGCACCAGATAGGCTTCCAATCTCTCCTCCCACCCACACGTGCCATGAGAGTCTTGGCAGGAAAGTTGGCTGTAAGGAGTCTAATTAACGAAAGTCCGTCTACTCGTGGAGTGGACGACATTGTTACTGCTGCTTCTAACACCACTCCTGTTGTAAGGCCGACAACAGTAGACTTAGAGTTTTTTGAGCCCTCGGTTCGTGATTTGTTCTCTACAGCCCACGATGAAGGCGGATTTGCGTTTCATGTTTGGACTCCAAACCTGTGCGTAGGAAGCTGGGCTGCCTTTATCAAGCTTATGGACAATCTGGACCCGTCCATTGCTGAACTTACCTCAGTCAGCGACGAGTTAGTTCGTCTTAATTTCTTAGGTCGCCCTGAATCTCATCTTTTTGATTTTGACGGAGGTTCTTGTTCTATCATAGACCTTCTCACGCAGGACTGTTTTCCTATTGTAGTCTCTGTTGCCCTAACTATAGAATCAGAGATTGCTTTTTGTGCTTGGCGATATCCGTTTGACGTAGTGTCGGAGTTGGCTCTGGGGCGTCTTAGGTTAGACAGCTCTTCTCTTTTTTCCGAAGTTTTGTCTCCTGCTTCATTTTTGATAGATATCACTGGAGCAGAAACTGGAATTGTGGGAGCAGCCTATGCTGAGTTGTCTAACCCGCCTGAAAGAATAGTATCGGTTACAGTCATAGACCCTTTGGGAGGCGCTCTTCTATCCGCTACTTTTGTTCCAGGTACCCAGAGACTGGTAATTCCCTCTGGAAATCCTGGAAGATCTGTAAGTGTAAGGTACGAAGGTAGTATACCTTTCGATAGCGGACTTCCTCTAGATTCTAGGGAGGACTCCGACCCCTTGGGTGATGGGTGGTACGGCCTTCCTTTGGTTGATAGATTTGATGGCGGATCCTGCTTAGATTCAACCATTCCTGAAGTATCTTTGTTCGAAGACCTGGACTGCTGCTTCTCTAGACCACAAGCTACTCTTGCTGTGTCTTCTTTACTGGGTGTGTCGGTTCCTATTTCCACAAGCTCATTTTCTAGCTTGACTGTATTGCCCTAACCAGTAAAAGATAGCTAATGCCTCACTTGCGCTCTAAATAGTAGAGGTAATGGTCCTTATCTACCCACAGGTGCAACCTAATGCCCGCTATTGAAGCTCTCGCTATAGTTACGAACCAAGGTAAAGCTCGAATTGCCGACATGCTGGCTACTGGGAAGAGCTTTGTTGTCGATACTTTTGTTGTGGGCGCCAACGGACATGACGCTGTAGACCCCACTCTTGCAATTACCCCGGATCCTGCTCGCACAGGTTGTTACTGTGGTCCCTTAGGCGCCTCTGCTGAGTCTATTACTGTTGCTGGGGGGTGTTCTCTTGTTGACACGATAGACGCTGTGAGCTTTGCTAGCTTTTCTTGCCCTGTGTTCACTGCATCAGTCGAGCCTGGAGAAGCTACAGGAGCTGTAAGTTCTTTGTGTCTACTGGGAACCGTGGTTTACTCACCCATTCCAGGAGATCCGGAAATAGGTACTCAGTTTCTTTTTGCGATTGCTAATTTTCCTTTGAGATTCAAGACCCCAACGGATAGATTTGTTTACGAAGTGTTTATCCAACTATAGTAGGTGTTGCTGTGGCAGTTAGGCCGATTCTTCAATACAGAAACGCAGATTCTACCCTCGACCTAAATTCTACCAAGGCTAGAATTGTGGATAGGGCTATTTTTGATGGAGGTTCTCTCACTCCATCGGGAGTGTCCCTACAGGTTACTGTAGCTCCATTTATTGCTGCTGGCTATGATGGCATGGTAGCAATATCAGACGCCTCCGAAGTTTTGTCTGTTCCAGCTCCTGCTGTAGCCGGGCCCAATCGGATCAGTTACCTGATTCTTCACTTAGAGTACAGAACCCTAACTTCTCCAATTGTTAACCTTCAGGTTGTCCCAGAAACAACCTGGCTTACTAGTGTCAGTAGAAATTTCTTTGTAACATTTGCTAGGTTTGAGGTACCGTTTGGGGCCACATCTCTTACCGACCCTGGAGTTGTGGTTGACTACTCTGTAGGAGATTGGGCTGACAAGCTGGGCAAGACTGGATGGAGATCTCCAGTAGCTAATAGTGCTGCTCTTCCACTTACTGGCAACAGAAGCGGAGACGCAAGAATTACCTTAGACACTAACACAGTTTATGTCTGGGATTCTACGGCGGGATCCTGGACAGTAGCAGGAGGTGCTCTAGACTTGTCCGAAGTAGTCACTAGAAGTGACGCTCTTTCTACACAGAAATCTAGGGTTACTGACGGAACAGGACTTGTATCCTCTCTTGTTACGGACCCGTTGGGTAGATTTTTGCTAGGCGGCTCTTCTCTCACTTCTTTCGGAGTCCCCTGGTCTGCCGTAAACTCCCCTAACCAGCTGATAATGGAGCCCTCTCACTGGGTTCTCAACGGAAGATTTCTAAAGACAAGGTCTAGAACCCTAACTCTCTCGGCACCTCCTGTCGGGGCCTCTCCTCGTTACGACCTTGTATACCTACAAGTTTGGCGTCAGCTTCTTGCTGTTCCTTCTTCTTCTGTTACTTACGACAACCAAGCAGGAACTCCTACATCTTTTTCTGCGGTCAGTGCTGCTCTGGAACAACTTTTAGAGACCTATCCGAGTCCTAACTATGATTTTCTAGGTATAGAGTACGTAGACTCTACTACCCTTGCTGTCACCACCTACCAGTATTCGGTAGCATCTGGTGTCCCTTCTTCTTCCTTGTCATCTCTTTCTTCTTTGGACGGCTTGTTTACGTCCGTAGATGCCACACCATTTACTCTATCTCACCCCTCAGACAAGAGAGTGTTTGTTGCATCAACAGCAGACCCACAGAAGATAGATGGAGTAATACTGGCTATTCCGGTATTGGTGGTTAAAAGACCTGGAACCACATCACCCGACCCTGAGACTATTGGTGCCTACATCACTCAGTTTAGGCCACTTTCCAGTAACAGGAGATTCGTCTGGGATGTGGCTCCACGCAGTGATTCTGGAATAGGACTCACTGCTCTTTCCACTTTTGCCTCCTCCGAAACCGGAAGAAGAGATGGTGATAGGGAAGAGATGGCTGCCGGGTGGCTGTCTGGCACCGAGACTCCAATAGTTTCGTCTGGAGTGGCTAACGAGATAGTCGTTCCCAAGGGAATCATCACAATAGATGGTTACAAAATATCTATAAACTCTCAGAATGTATTGCTTCCAGCTCCTCCTGCTTCTCAGTCTAGAAGAGATATTGTTGTTCTAGAACTCGTCAAGCTTCCCGTAGAATCTCAGCCTAATTCGTTTTCTTCAGTGGCTAGGGAGTTGTACGGAACAGATATTGTCCGCACCCCTAACAAGGGACCCAGCTTAGCTTCCTATTCCATTCGTACTGTGGTGTTTAGTTCTCCTCTCGCTTCCACTTCCTATACGGATGAAGACGACTCTATGTCTTCGTTGGGCGCTCTAACTCATCCTCTTCTTGGTTCAGGATGGGGAGGCTACTCCAAGAATGATCCTGGATTGTGGTTTAGGGCAGGCGGAGACGAAGAAGGTGGGTCTGTGGTTTATGCCATGCCTATCGCTATAGTAAGCAGACGAAATACTAACGCATATTCCAACACAAACCAAAGCGGAGGTGCTTCACTACCTGCTGGGTTCCCCTCCTTCAGTGCGACTCTTCCTTGGAGCGAGGAGATTGTGGACCTTCGACGTAGGTCTGTTATTACAGATTCTGACCTTGAGGATGTTTTAGATCAAAGTTACGAGTCCCTTTTGCAGGGAGAACTGAAAACTCAAGGTAGAAATCATCCATTCTCTCCTTCTCCCAATATACCTTTTGGGTATTCTCACATTCTTATAGACCACGTGTCTAATTCTTCTCTTTCTGGTGCGCGCACCTTGAATAATGGTCCTGATGGTCATACGGCTGTTTGGTCCGAGTCGAGAGAACTATTTTTGATGTCGTGGTCTTTTGACGACACCTCAGTAGTGCAGAACGACGGGTCGGTATCGTATGACGGTATTAATCCTTGCTTTTCCTGGAACGGAGGAGGTTCTGGCGGTACTCTGACCGTAAGGGCACCCAGCGGATGCCACTTTAGTTTTGGCGAGGGAGTGGATCTTACTAATGATCCTTTGGCCCCTAACAACATACAAGTAGCCTTCTCTAATATTTCTACCGGAGCCATTACTGCGGCCTCTCCGTTTTCTCCTGCCGGACTCGTTTTGGGGCCTGGCGGAGAACTTATATCCTTTACTTCTACTATCTCTCACTCCACTGTAGCGGCCAACACGCGCCTTTACATTCACGTGTGGGTGCATAAAGAGCCACGAAACTCTTCTGACTACCCAGGAAATGAAGGATTGACCGCAGTACCTAAAGAAGTGTATCACGTTACAGACGGTACAACTTCTTATAATGTAGGTCCCATAAAAGTTGCTCTTACGATTCCTATAGTTGGTCTTACTGCCACTATTACTCAAGCGGACGTGTTGGCTGCCTATGCAGCTTTAGGTAAAGGTCCTCTGTCCGTAGACCCTTCTAAGGTAAACCTGTACGGAATAGAGAACATATCTATACCTGGATTTGCTGCAAACAGCAACATTCGGTATGTCGAGCTGGACGATGGTGCGGGAGTTCCTGGCTTTGCCCGTATGATCATCACCTTTGAGGCTGCTGTAGCGGGTACGCCTACTTGTGATGTTGTTGTATTCTGCGAAGGGGACCAGGTATACAAATGGGTCGAATTTGCACCAAACTCTAAGCAGATACGTGGTCCCTACCAGTGGTCCTCCACTTTGGTAAACAACACCTCCACCATTCAAAGAGGAACCAGACCCTCATACGCATTTTCTGCTCCTCCTTATACTAGTCACTTGGTGCCTTTCTACGACATTGATGTAGGGTCGGCTCTTTTTGCAACTGCCGCTGGTCCTTCTTCTGGTGTTTCGTCCTTTTCAGTGTTTAGTGGATTAGACTCTGCTGACCTAATTTTCTATGTCAGTACGGGTGCGGGTCCCTGGAGAGTGTGGCGAAATCCGGCGGATAACCCCTTTCCTGGCGTGTCCTATACTCCACAAGAGATCACAGCTATATCTCCTCGCAACCAGGGAACAGCGTGGCATTCTTTTGTGTCGTATGGACAGAGTTCCGTGGTGAACTCGTACGCTGCCGTTGTGGCCCCTGTACAAGTTCCCCTTTCTTCTTCCGACTCTTTACGTATTTTTTACCGCACCCCTGTATACCAGGGAGATTCTACTTCTTCTGGCCTTAAGGACAGGTCTTTGGGCGTGGTTGAAGCCGTAGGAGACCTTTTTGTGTCTTCCTTTGGGCCTGGAGCTTCTTGGATTTCTCCTCGAACCCTACCCGCCACACGTGTAGCACGTCCCAGCAATGTGAACAGATCGTCTTACGTACCTCACCAGCTTAGTGTGGACATCGGCTTTAGAGGTGCCCTAGGAACCAACAATTTCCTTCGAGGGCCAAAAGCATCTGGAAGAGTTAGGTCTGACAATCTTTCCTACGTAAGAATCGGAAACTCTTCCTATTTTGAGGCACTTTCCTACCTACCTTCTGTTGATGCTCTCGGCTTTGACTCCTACATACTTTGTCAAGGGACATCCCTGTCCAAAGCGGCTCCTCCTGTGCTTCGAGAATTTATAACGGCTACCGATCTTATATCGTCAGCCTTTCCTACCGCAGGAGGTTGGGTTTATATCTCGTCTATCATAAATCAATCGATAGAGGCCGTCAACATTGGTGACTATGTATCTGCTGTACTTCGGTTATCTCAAAATGGTTTTAGACTTGTAGATGTAAATATGCCAGAAGCCTCTGGGTCTGGATTAGGAGGACTTGCTCAGTTGCTTCAAACCAACCTTTCTACTGGTGCTGTATCTACTATAGGTTCAGGAACAGCGTTTACTTCGCCTCAGGAATATAAGAGGTTGGGAGATCTGCAAGCAGGGTCTTCTGCAGTATTTTCCCCCGACACTCAGCGTCAAATACTTGTTGGAGTCATAGGAGCAAAGGCTGAGATATATGGGGGCATAGAAGTTAGGTATTGGCCACCAAACCCGGAAAGAGTTGCTTCATCTCCTTTCTTGTTCTTTTCGGAATCAGACCTTCGTTCCTATCAGAATGAGATACTTACTAACTATCCATATACTCCTCTTTCACGGGGAGTAAGGTTGGAGGATGTGTGGGGTGTAGACTTCTCTTCTGTGGAGTCGAGTCTTGTTTCTCCCGGTACCTCTGACTATGCAGGGATGCCACAAAGAGGAGTGGGATTTGTTGGGTCACCGGCCTCCTTGGTCCCCAACCAAACTGGTTATTCTCTTCTGATATCCCCTATTTCTTCCATTTTGGGTACTTCTCCTTCCTTGACTCCTTACGGAAGAGAACTGCCTAGAAACCATTCACCACAAGTCACCGTGTTTGGCTACAATGACGAAAGTCCTGATTATTCCATGATTTTGGGAGCATGTAGATCTTACTTGGTACGATCAGAGGCAGCAGGGCGTACTGATGAAGTATCTATGGTAGTTGACACAGGCATTGGCAGTAGATCCTCAAATCGCTTTACTGTATCTATGGGATCTGCTACAGATGTATTTTATCCCGTAGGCAGACCCGTGTTTAGACGTAAGGTTTGATAGATGCCCACTAAAATCCTAAAGAGAATTAACGAACCCGCTCGTACTGTTCACTTTCTAATGCGGGAACTCCTTGTGTATTCACTGGGGTGGGCAGACGTAGAGTCTAACCCCTTAGGGATATTTGAGGCCCCATTAGTTACCGGGGTTGATGGAGAGACTCTCACCTCTCAGCCCAACAGATTTAGGAGTGGGGCGGCCCCATTTATTCCAGGTCACGTAGGAATGTGGCTGACCGTTTATGGGTCTGAATTTGCCAACAACGGTGTGTACAGGATTATAGGTGTCACGTCCCCTTCTGAGGTCGTACTTGAAGGGGGAGTGTATGGGGCTAGTTTTGTTGATGACATAAACGTTCAATTTAGGGTAGTAGATCCTACGCTAAATGCTGCAGGAACCAATTATTTTGTACTTCAGGGGATCGCTGGGTCTTCTGCCCCTCTATGGCAGGCCAGATTGGTAGTAAATGCTGCTGTCACTGACACAATAGACATTGAAGTCAGTCCTCAGGCTGGCTGGGTAGCTGGCTGGTCTCTTCCTGTTCTTCCCACACAACAGATACAAGCCGATGCTACTCAAAGTTGGTACGTGCTTGTTGATGATACTCATGTTCGCATGTGGACACAGAATACAGCTGGAACGGCAGTATTTCAGCTGGCCTACTTTGGTGGCGCAGAACCCCGCAGACCTGCTTCTGACGATCGTTGCATCATTTCATTTGCAGGAGACCCTTCTCTTACCGCCTTAGGGGCCCTAGCAAACATCCAGTGTTTGGATGACTCCTTATCCACTGCTGTCGTTTACTCCGCCCTTACTTACGGAGATTCGGTGCAGCCCAACATGTTTACTTCTCTTCCTCCCAACCAATTTGACCTTAGGAATGACTCAGCAAAGATTCCTATTGGAACAGATTCCGTTGGATTTGAAGAAGACGACAGAGCGTATCTAAGGGGAGTTAGATACGTTTCTGACCAGATTCCCTACAGATCATTTGTTGACAATGGAAGACTTATATTAAGTCTTGGCAACGGTCTCGCAGTAGAGTGGGACGGAAGCCTATCAAGGTAACTCCATGTCCATATCCTCTCGCTTAGAACTAGCTTCCATGTCAGCCTCTCCTTCCTCCATGAGAAAGAGGAGATTACGACTTGCTTTTCTACGAAAGGATAGGATTTTTCTCACCAAAAAGGCAGAGGAGGGAAGTTCCCCGTCTATCATATCCGATGAAATGAAAGAGAAGATATCTTCTCTCGGTTATGACGCTGATGACATAGGTAGAATGACTCCAGAGATAGCGCAGGAAATACTAGATGGTGGTGTTACAAAGGCGCAACGGGAAGAGTCTGCCAAACGTAGGGAAGAGGCGTTTGACGCTGTAGAGGACAAGGTTCTCCAAGATTTATCTGCTCTAAAGAAGAGACTAGACGTCGCCAGAAAACGTCTGGAGGGTGCTGAAAAACAAGTCGAAAAACTCGATTCCCTCCTTGCAGAAACTGAAGAAAAGAGAGAAACCGAAGAGGACCCTGCGGTACAGGAAAAACTTCGTCAAAAATCTGAGTGGGTACAAGATCACATCGAGAGAGCAGAACAGGCTGAAGAGATTATACGCCGTGAGATATCTGCTCTAGAGAAGCTTGTTGTAGCCATTACAAATACTGAGGAGGGCCTCATAAATGAGCTTCAAGAAGCAAATGACGCTGCTCTTCTCACCCCTGGAACAGAGGACGACGAGCTGGTCCAGCAGCTCATGCAGGATAAGTTAGACACTCTTGCAGAGATATCCAAACTCAGAAAAGACCTGCTTAATTCTCAGAAGGTCTTGGACAAGAAAATGGATGCTCTTCTTAAATCCCACAGGGAGATGCACATGTTGCTGGACACCAACAGCAGCAAAGCAGACATCAACACGCTGCGAGAAGTAATACAGATAAAGCAAGAAGAAGTGGAACTGGCGGAAAAGGACCAGAAATCCATTATAGCTAAGATTCTTTACTTCGAAGATAAGCTCAGAGACATCTCTACGGAGCAAAGACTTCGTGAATTGGATGAGGCTCTTGAGAATTCTATATCTGATCCTGAGGAACTAAACAATTTTGAATTGTTGAAGGAAAGATCCAAGGAGCAGATAAAGCAAGAGGATCCTGGGAAAGACATTGCTTCTAAGCCACTTCGGTACAAAACTAAAGCAGACGAGATGCTATCGTTTGTTGACGAATTATCCAAGAATTACGGAGATTTCATTTTATCCTTTCTTTCTCCTGACATACCTTCGGACCCTAAGGTAGAAAACTTCATCAGGACCACTAATCAGGTAATACTCAAAAGATCATCAGAATCCAAGAAGTTAGCAGACCCTTACAGCAGAAATCCAATGCACAGGTCCGCGATTCTTCTCGTTCCGTCTCTCTATGAGTTTCTTGCTTCTACCATGGATGGCGTGGTTTCTTCTGACGTCAAAGAAGCCGCCTCCAAATTGGCTGAAGCGGAACGGCTTGCTGACACCTTTGTAGAGTCAGGATTCGTGAGGGAGGCAGTAGAACTCAAGGAATTGGTTCAAAAGGCAGTTCAGTTAGGGAAAGGTACTGCCAACAAGAGCCTTCAGCTTATGTCTTTTGTGTATAACAAAGGAATTGAGTTAGGAGAAAGAGTAGACTCTTTGATTGAGAAAGCCGAAGAGTTCTTGGATAAGAAGAAGTTCGATAAAGAGGACACAGGGACTCGAAGAGACCCCAAGGCACAGCTTCAGCAGCAACAGCTCACTCTTCAACAGTTGATAGCTGCTGAACGGGACGTGATACAGCACCTAGAGGTGGCTAAGTCTCTTCAAGCTAGGCTATCTAGTTCTGGGGACGAATCATCCATTCGTCAGCTTCGTGATACTATTTCTAAGTTACAAGACCAGCTTTCTTCAATCGGAGAAAAAAAGGATCTTTTGTCAAAAGGACTATCCCACTCTCCTTCTCCTGGTGTCATGAAAGGCCAAGAGGATAAGGCCACCAGACCTAAATCAGACTACGAACAGGCGGTTAGACTGATGTCTCTAAGCATGCCTAAACTAACTTCTTTCCTTAAGGAAGGGATCCCAGACGATGCCTCTTTGGAAAAAGAACTGCTACGTCAAAGTGACAGGATTGCGTCTGCTGCAAGAAAAATGATTCAGGAGAGCATGAAAGCACGAAATAAGTATCCTAATCTTCCTCCCACTATTCAAGCCTACGGACATATGTTTTTAGCGATAGACGACGCTCTTAATAAGTCCATACGTTCATGACCCACCATGGCAGAGATACTCACAGCATTACTTACTTACGGTCCGTTGGGAATATTCTGTGCCGTTCTGTGGATGACAGTAAAGCAAAAAGACGACCAGATAAAAGAAATGCAGTCCGAGCATCTGAAGCAGATTCAGTCAAAAGAAGAGCAAATTCAAAAGCTTATGGAATCTCACTCTCGTACACTAGATGACATCCGCAAGGCTCAGACAGAAAGAGAAAAAGAGGTATCTGCCACCTTTCAGTCTTTCGGCAATAGCATTGTTACAGCGGTAGAACAGACACACGAATTGGCCGAAAGGCTATGGGGGATCAGAAAATGACGGATAGAAATTCTGGGGCTGCATACGATATGCCTGACGTTATTGATCTGGAGCTTGAGAACAAGGAACTTGCTACAAAACAAGTGAAACAGATCAACGACACTCTTAGAAAGGTACGTCATATCTCTAGAGAGAGTCAGAGAATGTCTGCAGTGTCCTCTCATTCGGTCACGGAAGAAGTCGTTCTTCCCTCCCGAAAGGACTCCAGAAGAGAAAGGGAGGACGACACGGGTCAGTATTTGATTCCAGAGCCTCCTCAAAACTCTACTGTGTCTGCTGCATTCTCCTTGGCGTTAGACCTATTCGAAAAAGAGTGTAGAGAGTTTAACTTTTCTCGCTCCTCTAAAACTGACTCTCCTGTCGTAAAAATCTGGAAACTAGTGTAATGTCCATATCTTCCAACTTACCAGAAAAGGTTAGTGATTCCATAAGCTTATCTTTGGGTAAGGTGGTTTCGCTTTCCGGAGGTATGGACCCTGCTACTCAGAAGTCTCTTAAATCCGCATCTGAAGGCTTGGAGCGTTCCCTTAAATATTATGAACGCGTAGCAGCAGAACTTGTGTCACCTACGTCAGCAAAAGACCAGTTAGATTCTCTAATCAAAGAGAGAATTCCTAATAATTATGCTGACAAAGCTTACAAGAGACTGTTCTGGCGCACAGTCTATAGAACTGTTCCGTTTCTGACTCAGAAAAAGAAGACTGAGGATCAGATAAATGCCCTGTCTAAACTTGCTCTTTCTTCATTTCTTACTGCCTATAAGGCTTTGGTGGCTTACACCAATGCCTTGATACGACAGGCTAACGCCGCTGGATCGAACGACACCTCTCAGGAAGAAGAGTCTGACCCCGATACCTTTGATCCGGAATTTGACGAAGCCCTTTCTGGCCTTGAGAGAGAAATAAAACCACAGCAGGGAAGAGATCAGCATCAAAGAAAAACGGATCAGAACGTACAAAAGCAGCTTAGTAGGGCAGAGCCTACTTCCAAATCAGAAGATCCAGAGGAGTTCCGTAAATTCATCGGAACCCATGAAAACTCCATAGATGCTTGTCGAGCGGCCGTAAAGAAGCACGATTCTGACCTTCAAGAAGTCCTAAAGTTTTCTACGGAGCGAGTGTTTGGGCTTATTCAATCTTCTGCCACCAAAGCTGCCACATTAGGTCAGGTTTTGTTGACGGCAGCAAATAGGGCCAGAGAAGATCTGCAGCCAGGTACTTATGTAGCGTGCAAGGGTCTTCTCGCTGCCGTTCTTGCCCTTAACACCATAGTGATTCAGTCTGTAGCGCTAAACTCTTCTCAAAGAAAGCAAATAAATGATTCTTTGCGGAAGATGAAGTTGAAGTACGAAGAATCATTAGAGAATTTACCTAAAAAACCTCAAGAATAGTTCGGTAAAATACAGTCATGGTTGCTAAGCACCTTCATAACACACCTACTGCGTCTCATCAGATTCAGGCTCATGTACTGTATCATTGGATGTCTTTTGTCAACGAAATGCCCGTGATAGAGGCAAACGGACCTAATTGGTCCACTCTATTCTACAGTGGGTCTACTGGGGTCATAAACAGTTCCACTCCACAGGCTTTCTACGACACCAATCCTGTTTTTGACGCCACCTTTGTTGGCAAGCATCTTGCTATCAGGGATTCTTCTAACCCGTCTAATTGTTTCATTGCGGAGATAACCGCTTTCATATCTCCAACACGAGTAAATCTAGACAGCACAGCTATTCTCAATATAGACTCTACAGACGTGGAATACGCTGTTTTTGACACCGCCTCTCCTCCAAACAACGGTGATTTTTTTGTTGTTCAAAACGCTTCCACCACAGGACCCACCTGGCAGGTAAGGATTATAGTAAATGCTGCACCTGCGGCATTAGAGTTTGAGTTCGGATTTTCTGGTGGCTGGGACATAGGCACCACTAGTTGGCTTCTTCCAGTATCCTCCTCTCATTGGTTACCTTCTTCGGTTTCTAGGACATTTTGTGTGTCCGACGCTCAGGTTGGATACGTTTTTATCTGGTCCGAGGATCCGCCAGGAGGCGCATTAGCAGATAGAAACGCCTTGTGGTTCGGATCCCTAGTTCCTTTTCACTCCCCTTCTGAAGCAGGGGTTCCTAAGGATCTGGATTTCAGTGCTATATTTGGGTCTACCACCTCTCCTGGCCCAACAGACAATTTGTCTAGAGACACCACCATATCAGACAATTTTGTTGTAGGAGAGATGCTTAACTCTTCCGGAGTTCTCACTCCTGTATACATGGCACAAAAGACACTGCTCTCTTCTGGGGTTGATTCTCTGTCGCTTGCTCCTGCCGCCACAAATCCTCGCTCTTCTCAGACAGATGACTATGACGCTATTGTTTTTCTACGGTCTCCTAATCAGTCCTTTCGGGGAAGAGTACCTGCAGTCAGGCTCCTAAACGATGTTGTAGCTAACCGCACTCCTCTCAACTCGAACAATTCCTACGTTTTGGGTAACGGTATTGGTTGCGTGTGGAACGGAAAGGTGCCTCAGCCCTAATGTATAAGCATGCACTTTCTGACCCGCAGGAGCTTATTAACAGGCAGAGATTCTACGCGTCAGCCAGATCTCAGGGCCCTGGAATACGTGCTGTATATGATCTGGCCATACAGAATTCCTACCCTCAATTGTCACTAGCTAACAAGATAGCAGATGCAGTTGCAGCGTCTCCTCCACAGGATGACTCACCTATCTCTCTAGCACGATACATGAAGGAAGTGATATTAGACTTACTTCCTAGAAAGACACGCTATGATGACACGTTTTGGTGTTGTCTTCTTTATCTGCTAGACAGCAAGAATGTTCCAAACTGCGAAATAGGCGGAGTCCTTCACAACTTTATCTACAAAGTTTACGACGACTTTGACCCCAGAGATGTACTAGATGGCTAGTTTCTCCTCAGACTTTTCTTCCTCGTCTCCCTTTGTGGGGGGAGGATTTATATTGGATGCAGCTTTTGCTGCTCACTGGCCTCCTGAAGCGGGATGTATAGGATTTTCTGTCAGTGGTTCTGCTCCATTTGGGGGCGTATCCTCTGTGGTTGCTTCGGTTACAGATATAGCTCGTCAATATCTTGCTAGGTCTATCACCGATGGAACCAGTATAAGAATTACCCATTATGCCGTAGGAACATCTGGATACGATCCTGCCAACCCATTGTCTGCCACTTCTGTGGACCCCACTGCGACATCTCTTGTGTCGGAAGTGTACAGGGATACCATTGATTTAGTAGAGACTGCTACTCTCGATGGGACTTCTAAATCATTTGTTGCCAGGATTGGTCGAGACGAGCTTGCTGCTGGCATAGGTGAGATAGCTCTTCTTGCTCAGATTATTGATTCTCCGTTTCCTTTCGAAATAGGTACATTTTTCGCCTTCGCCATTGCGCACCAGCCACTGAATGTGAAGACGCTAAATCACGTTACCTCTTATCGAGTTATTATTTCCTTGTGAGGTAAGGATGATTCTCTTCGAAAATTTCAAGACTTTTCTTCAGCTTGTTGTGTCTAACCAACAAACTGTTAACCAAAACTCTGTGTTGTCTAATGCAGCTTATGCACAGGCCTTGGCCGATCACATAAGTGCCTTGACGCCAGACCATAACATACGACTTGATACTACTAAGGTATCTTCTTCCTCTGGGCTATTGGTTCCAGATTCTAACAGAAGGGAGATACGTTTTGAGCCAAAAGGAGCTGGAAAGGTAGTTCAAGGGTTTTTGGAGGCAAACATATCAGACGTGAGAAAGATATGGCAGAGAAGTGACGACGCCTTGGGTACCGTCACAACTGTTCCCTACGGGACTCTTCCGGATGGACGTAGATACTATGTAACAGATGCTAGTGCCGGAGTCTTCTACTTGAATGAGTATGGTCAGATTTTAGGAGCAGTTCCTGGATTTGACAATACTATTACTGGGTATGGAAATCCAGTTTCATCCATAGTATTTACTCAATCTGGAACAGAGTACATAGCAATAGTAAGCCAGCAGCACACTCTTCACATTTACGATACTGAGACCTTTACTCCCGTCGTTAGCTTTGGTACCTCGGGGTCTGCAGGACTTCCTGACGCTAGTGAGTTGGACACGCCTACAGATCTGGCTTATGACCCAGAAACTTCGACTCTTTACGTTTCGTGTGGAGGGGTAAGCATTCCGGTAGGAGCCACTGGTCCAGGCTTTGTAGCATCTTTTAACTTGGCGGCTCTTCCCGCTATTACTTTTGGTCAGTACGTTGCTCTAAACAACGGGCAATCTCTTCATCAGGGTCAGGTAGTGCTTCCAAGCGGACTGTATTACGATCCTGAAATATCTTCTCTGTGGATCTTGTCTTCCGACTCCTTGAACACGTCTCGTCCTTTTGAGGTTGGCGCTCTTTCCGTAACTGGTCTCTCCAGCAATGGATACCTGAGGGGTTACCTGGAGTTTAGGGGAAATGGATTTGCAGTCACGGCTGCTAGTAAAATCCATGTAGATGTAAACAGGAGAAGGTTGTACCTGACTAACTCTCCTGGTGTAGAAGTGTTTGATCTTGTTACACTAAAGCATCTATACACTTTTGGTTATTACGGTATTGACGAAAATAGTAGCAACAGAAACTCCCCTTATTTCTTTCCCTCTACAGGAGTTGTACAGGCTGTAGGTTCTGACATTCTGTCTGTAGACGGTGTGCTACTTAATTTCTCTTTATTTCACGATTCTACTAATAACAGAATAGTGCGTTTTAGTGAGAACTCCTACGAGGGAGAAAACCTTGTTTTGTTTTCTCCTATGGAATTTACTGTGCCTGTGTCCCTCCATGGTTATTTGGTCAAGGGCACCGTAGCTTCCTCAAAGGTACAAGTGGAATATCGTACATCTTCAACAGGAGTGTGGCAAATCCTTAGTCAAACAGACAGTGTTCCAGCCTCTGACTTTTTCCAGTTTAGACTAAAGGTAAACGCCGACCTGCGAGATCTTATAAGAGAGACCTCCATCAAGGAAGTCATTGTTATAGGAGAGCAGGAGTGACACTTAGAGGCAGTCAATTATCCGTCAGTGTACAGTCAGAGACTCGTTCTCAGAGTATAGTTGTGGTGTACACTACTTTTGACACGTTGACCGACCCCTGCGGATATTTACTTAATCAGCTGTCCTCTTATGTACGTGAAGAAGTAGGAGCACCCTCTTCTTCTACTTTCACTTGTTCTCTTATCAGCAGTAGTGTTTTGTCTAATGCTAAAAGAGAGTATAGGTGGAACGTAACAACTACCTGGACGGTTTGACATGGAAGACCTCGCCTCTATCTTTAGTGACTACATTTTACCTCATTGGCCATTTGTAATGGTAACAGCCATTTTTGCTGTTATAGGACAGTTCACTAGTAAGAGTGTTTTTACTAGGGAACGGGCCTACAGAAAATCTACTGGGCCTTGGTATAAGTTTTGGGAGAGGCAGTCTTTCTGGTGGTGGGGAAGAGAAACGCTTCCATTACATCCCATTATGTCAGGAGGAGTGCTAGGTCTTCTGTGGACAAACCCTGAATCTGCTTCTCCCGCCTGGTCCTTAGTTTCTGGTGTAGTGTACTTTGCCGGGGCAGGAGTTGTTTCCTTGTTCGTCTGGGCTTTCTTCAAGGGTTACCTTAAGAACAAGGGAATAGACATCGACCTTCCTGGGGTGGACAGCCTTACTCCACCTTCATCGGAGAGCTGATGCCTTACTTGGTGCATTAGGACCTCATGACTCAGTATTTATCAGCAAGACTATCAAAGATTGCCTCACTGTCTCTTAGAAGAGGACACCCGTCCCTATTTAAAAGGCTTACTCACGTGTCCCTACTGCTGGCTAGACCTGACAGGAAGGACACAGACAAGCTTCTATCTGATTCTCTTTTGGATGAGAGGAAAAATGAGCCTCCAATAGAAGTGGTAGACGCTGATAATGACGGTAAGCTAGAGCCTCCCGCCTCTTCTACTGAAGATGAGGCAGATGATGAGGACGTAGAAGCTTACTTTCCTATGGGGGCACTTCCGTACAAGGAGAGGCGAAAAGGACCACACCCTAAGGATGTAAAGCCAGGTAAACCCGACTGGTGGAACCCAAGATGACCATAAAAACAATTGCCATAATTATCCTTGCGATACTTATGTTTCCTTCATCTGTTTTGGCTCAGCCATTTCGGTTGTCAGTTCCGTTACTAGAAGGTAGGCCTGCTCCCTTTTCAGGGCTTCTCATCACAGAAGAACACGCTATTCAGTGCGTGGAGGATTCTGCTTCGGTAGAGAGATTGACAGTAGAACTTGCTGCCAGAACTCAAGAGCTGACTCTAAGTTCATCTCTTCGAGACACATTCATTGAGGACCAGAGGGATAGAATTAGAGAATTGTCGAAAGTTAGTTGGTGGGATAAGCATGGAAATGTATTCATGCTTGGAGTTGGTTTTCTTCTTGGCATAATATCAGTTTCTCTGGCGGTAGGACTCTCTTCCTAATTGTCTTATCTACAGGCATGGCGGATCTAAAGTTTGTTGGAGTAAACTTTGAGGGAACTGGATTAGGACCCGTAAATAGGGTTCAATCTCAAGCTGACCCCTCCACTGACAGGCTTTTGATAGACACGATTGCAGTGTCGGGGGGAGTATCGTCTCCTCTATCTGTTATTCCTCTTTCTCCTGTACCGTCATCTTCTTCTGCTCTATCAGTATCGGACGGGTCCAGTACAGTTTTTTCTGTTCTTGGGGATGGTACACTTGCCTCCTTTGGTGACTGGATAAACGGTACAAACCTTTCTTATTCCAGTGGCATCCTATTAGACCCGCAAGGTGCTCCTACGTACGGGGTGGACGGGTCTGTACGAATTCTGATCGGAAGCGGTTCCAACCCCACTGTCAGCGGCACCAACGGAAGCATCAATCCTCCTGCTGGGTCCCTTCTTCTCCAAACTAACGGCACTGCTTGGATAAAGACGGCTGCTGGCGCAACTTCTTGGACACAGCTTGGTTCCGGTGGCGGTGGAGGATCAAGAATAGAAGACGGGGATGGTGATACCTTCGTTGATACCGATCTCGCAGGCGGTGACAGCGATATTGTTACTATCGCTGCTGCCAATGGCGTTAATATAAATACCAGCAGCCCTGTTAGCGGTATAGCACCTACCTTCATTTTTCAAGGGTCAGAGGCTCTCACTATAAATAGCGGCTCAGGCGTTCAGGCAGCAGACGACATCAATGGGTCTAATATTCAAATAGTGGCCAATGATGGAGGTCTCCAGAACGTTTCTAATGGCGGATCTGGTGGTGGTGTATATCTTTACGCTGGGGCTGGAGGTAACGGCAACCTAGCAGGCCAAGGTGGACCCGTAGTTTTGTCTTCTGGGGACGGAGGAGACGATGGTGGTGCTGGATCTCCCGCTGGAGGAGGTAATGTCGACATCTTCTCTGGAAGCGCAGGTAATGACTTATCCGGAAGCAGCGTCAACACAGGGGGCCTCATCACCATTGCTGCTGGGAGTGGCTCTGGTTCAGAGTTCTTACCCTGTGGTACGGGTGGGTCCGTAATCATTGTTGCTGGACAGGGCGGTTACGGTTTTACCTCTAACTTTGTAGGTAATGGAGGTACTGTAACTATAGAGGGCGGTGCACCTGGCACAAATGACGGAGGCAGAACCGGAAACGGAGGCAGTGTCATCATCAATGGAGCTTCTGCTGCATCAGAGGGTAACGGAGGCAACGTTCAAATCTCTGCTGGAAATGCAGGTGGTTCGGCGGGTGTTGATGGACCAGGCACTGCTGGAGAAGTATCTATTCAGGGCGGTACTGGTGCTCCTGCTGTAGTAGTCTCTGCAGGCACCGCTGGTGGTACCGTGTCAATCATTGGCGGAACTGGAGGTGCTGGAGCAGGTAGTGCCCCGCCAGGTTTTGGTGGTGTCGTTAACATTCGTGGCGGTGACGCTGGTAACGTGTTGTCTGCGGGTGCCCCTGACGGAGGAAACGTTGCCATTGTTGGTGGTTTTGGCCAGGGATTTAGTGGTCTCGGTGGTACTATTGCTATTGATGGAGGAGACGCCAACGGAGGCGCTGGAAATTATGGTAATGTACAAATAGGAGCACTTGAGACAACTCAAAATATTATTCTTCTAGCTCAGACTGATCTCACATTCCAGGCAAATGGAAACATCGCTCCTATTCCGTTCAATGATGTAGTGGATACTAACCTTGTTGGCTTCACTTCAACATCCATTATTGGTGCCCTAAATGAGTTAAAGGCTTCTCCCGGTATTACCGACCACGGTGCCCTGTCAGGCTTGGCTGATGACGATCATACTCAATACATACTTGTTAATGGCTCCCGTGCTTTCACGGGTCAGGTTTTGGCTGTTGCTGGAGCCCCAACAGCTACTCCCGCTTATTCCTTTGCAGGAGATACAGGGACTGGTTTCAATAGGCCCGCCCCAGGAAATATAGGAATATCCATATCTGGCACTAGCCGAATGTCCATTAGCTCGTCTCTTGTATCAGCCGATGGTCTTTTTCGATCTGCGTCAAACTCCTCCTTTCAGGGCACACTTGGAGGCAGTGGCACACCTACCTTTACTTTTACCTCTGATACTGATACTGGCGTGTATCAGTTCACAACCAATACCATTGGTTTTGCATGTGGTGGACAGGCATCCTACCGTTTTGCAGATGGCACACTAACCTTTAGAGCAGGGCAAATTCTTACTACCGCGTCTGGTGGCCTCACCTTGGAATCTACGGGTGTTACTGTTGATGGCCTGACGTCGGATATAGTGTTCTCTGCCAATTCGATGGCTTCACCCATATTCCTAAATGAGCCTGGTGATACAGATTTGGATGGGTCTTTCGCGGCGTCTTCTATTATTGGTGCGTTGAATGAATTAAAAACAGGATCTAGCGATCGATTCACCCTTAATGCAGCCGCTACAATCACGGCAGGTCAGGTAGTTATTGTCAACGGGTCGGGCACTGTTGACCTGGCCGATGCCGATAATGGTGATCAGTTCGTTGCAGGTATTGCGTTGACAAGCAATACCATAGGCAATCCAGTCATTGTACAGACATCTGGCATTGTGGGCGGCCTGTCCGGTTTAACTGCTGGGACGCGCTACTATCTTGACACCGTTGCTGGGGGCTTGACTAGCACTGCCCCTGTTGGTAGTGGTGACTTGGTCATTGAGCTTGGCTTTGCCATCTCAGCTACTCAAATATTACTCAGAATTCAGGAAGGGATAGTGATCCCGTGATCGGCTTTCCGTTAGCTCTAAATCAAGAGCATACAGGAAAGGTGATAGCTCCAGCTATCATTACCGGGTCTTGCATTCAGCTGTTGGGTACTTCGCCTGATGTAACAGTTGACTATGCAGGCCCATTTCTACTGCCTGCTGGAGATTTTCATGGACCTGGCTCCTACATCTCTTACTTGAATACAAGCGGCAGCTGGATCGGAACCGCTGAGCTTGTCGACTTTGGCGGTAACGTCATAGCCACAGCTACAGTAGGTGGCTCAGCAGCAGAGATTATTGATGGTCCTGGAACTGTTTTTCACGTACCATTCGACAACAACGTCAACATTCCAAGTGATACGCTTTGCTATCTGCGATTCACGAACACTGCTTCAGGCGCAGGTGTTCTGACGTGGTACTTCGAAGTGGTGCGCGCTGGAGCCCTGCCTATAATCACCACGCCTCCGGTAGTGTCATGGACTGTAGAGATCGGCAACAGTCCTACATTGACCAACCCAGTAGTTACTGGATCTTTCACGCACATTACCTGGACGCTGCTTCGTGACGGTATAGAAGATGCTACTATCAACGAAGTAGACAAAGCCACAGCAGAAGCCTACGTAGCTCAATGGTCTGGCGACAATACGGGAGTGAATGACATCGGACCTGACTTGAGCTTTAGGGCACGTGCCCATAGCGGCGCAGGGTCTGATGTTAGTGTCTCTAATGTAGTCGTTTTTGCTGACGCTACGTATCTGCCCGACACTGCAATATGGGCAAATCCAGACAATTCTCTGATGACGCTAACTGACGGTGATACTACTGTAGACCAGTGGGCTTCGGGGTGGGGTGGCGTTTCTTGCACACTCGCAGCTCCGGCGCCGACGCATCGTGCTGCATACTCCACAGGAGGCGTTAATGGACGTCCTATCCTGACGTTTGATGGTGTTGATGATTTCTTGCGTGGTACGTTCACCAAAGGAAGTGGATTCACCGACCAAGAGACGGGTATTGTCGGTCAGCGTGTCGCCTTTGGCACTTTAGGTGATGTATGGTTTGGGTACTGGGTGCCGAACACTGCCATCTTCTACCTCAGTGATCAGGATTCTACAAGGTTTAGATTCACATCCTCAGGGGCGGCAAACGCAACTCCAAGCGCTACCTACGACCCTGATGGAGTACTAGCTCATTATTCTGGTGAAGCTATTCAGGGCACGAGTACAGTCAATGCTCGCGTAGCTGGAGTGGTTGTAGCCACAGGATCAGGTAGCGTATCTGGCCGCGCAGATGGTCAGTATGCTATTATGGGCGCCTCCCAAACTTCTGCTACTGGCCCTTACGGTACCGTTGCTGCAAACATAGTCGTACATGCTGCCCATCTTGGACCTGCACTTACCGCGGATCAGCGTACCCACCTTCGCGCGCTGCTCACCTACCTCACAGGAGTATCTTGCTGATGTCTGATGCTCGCACCATATCAATCAAGTCAGGATTGCAGCAGGATGCGCGTCTGATTCACTGCAACTGCCAAGCTGCGTATTCAGGAGATACGCTCAGTCAGCAGATTGCAACAATCTTCCTACCTGGTGGTGAGCTACAAGGAGCTAATACTCCGATTCACTACCATTGCTTAGGTGATGCCTCAATCTACGATGTAGAGCTTAGGTCACTCGACGGGCTTACTACACACGCGTCTCGTACATTGGACAATGTACCAAGCACAGAGTGGTACGTAACGCTTGATACTGACTTCACTGTTCCGCCAGGAGGTGATTGGTATACGGTTTACGTCACAGCTCCATCAACTGGAGACCAGCTCTACATTCGTGGAATCCTCTTTGCCGTCGGAGGAGTGCTATAATGGTACTGCCTACGCTATATCACGATCCATTTCGTCGTCTCGTATATTGCTCTGACGGCTTGGTCACAGTTGCAGCACCAATCACACGCACCTACCAGTGGTACTTCGATGATGTGCTGCAGGTCTCTGAGACTGCTCGTCTTCTGGCCTACGATTATGCAGAAGCTCAGGCCGGTGTTGTGGTTCGCTGTGAGGTCACCACTAATGGCGTAACAGTATCTTCAGCGCCTGTGACTCTGTACGATGCTACGCAGTGGATCGACATGACGATCCAGCCTAACTACTCTTTCACAAGAGCCACTGTTGCGTCTGATGGTGCTCCGGAGACTGGCCTTCCAGCACACAATGTGAGCTTCTACGCCTCAGGTGAGCTACGTGAGGTAAGCTCGAAGCTGGGATTGACGGACCAGCCAACATACCTGCTGGAAGGGGCAAGAACAAACATCTCATTCACTACGCTGAGCCGAAATTCGAGCGCTGTGGCCTCGACTAGCACTATTTCGACCACGTATACAGGCCCGAGTGGTGATGCCAATATCTCACTCTATCAGATGACAGTGTCGAACGCACGTACGCAGGTCATCACTCAGAATGCAGATACTACTGACTCCACCACCTACGCTGTATCAGCTTTCGTCAAGGCGGAGTTCCTCGCGACAGATCCTGCTGTATTCTTTGATTGGATTCGTCGGGACGCTACGGTCTCCACGATCAACATCAATCTTCCTCTAGAATGGCAAAGATTTCAGCAGGTACTTGATTCAGCTATAGGAGTTGGTAGTACTACGATTCGAACTCGTAATGGTGACGCAGACGAACGCCACTACGCGCAGGCGTTCAACCAGATCGAGCAAGCACAGTTCCCAAGTAGTTACATTGACGTAGGCACATCAAACACACCCACAACACGTGCTGCCGACGTATTGAGCTGCGCCTTGCAGAACGCGTGGGGTGCTGGCACGCTGGTATTCTACTATCGACCTGAGCATAGCAGTGCTCAACACGTAGCTCATGGTTCGACTTTGACTTTGCTGCGGGCTGGTGTGTACTCCATCTCTATCGTGGTAGATACAGGCGCGAGCAAAGTTCAGATGGTCACAAACGACGGACCCTTTCTGACGGCTGGACTGACCTATAACGCAGGAGACGAAGTAAGGGTGGAGCTGGATTGGGCTAATGAACAGATTCGTGTGTATGTTGACACAGTTTTGGTAGACACCACAGCGTTCACTGGCATCTGGAACTACGCGTCACCTGTAACAGCGAACATAGGCCACAACGCTGGAGAGGAGCATGTCTTTGGTGCCTTGTCCATAGGTCGCTTACCTCTCCCTGGTTTTGGTGGCATCTTTATCATTAGCGAGGGGTAACGTATGACCTACCCATACAACAACTTAACTCAAGATGGCTCTACTCGATCTTTCGGATTCGAGCACACGCTGCACATTGGTCGCTCTGCTACTGGTACTAGCCCTGATGGGGAGATCGGCGCCTTTTTGTGGCTACCGAAGGGTCCTATAAGTTTCACTGCTTTGTTGTCGTGGGCTAATCTCGTAGATGACCCAGGTCGTGTTGAGTTGTACGAGTCGCAGACAGGCTTCATAGTAGCTGTGATTGACGTGGCTGCTACAACAACACCTACAGCCTTCACGGACACTGGCTTCGTACCGCAGGACGGATACTATGGTATTCGCATGATCTGCGAGAGTGTCAACACTCTAAATCTTCATGGAGTGCACCTAGAGTTTCGTCGTGAACGTGAAGCGGCAGTTGAGTGGCAAGATCTTACAGCTCAAGCTGGCTATACCTTTGCTCGTACGAGTGCTGCGACTGATGGTGCACCCGAAGTAGGTATTCCTGCTGGTAATCTGAGTTCATACTCTTCTGGCGTTCTGCGAGATGTTTCAGCTAAAGTAGGTGTTGCATCTGACTACTGGTATCTGCTTGAGGGTGCCAGAACTAACTTGGTGCTTAGGTCACTTAGCCCTGCTGAAGCTGGATGGGGGCCCGCTGGCACTGCTACACTAACTGGAAGTCAGGCAGATCCTTTTGGTGGCACATCCGCTGCTAGAGTGGAATCACCTAGTGGAAATAACATGTATCTTACCACTATTGTGAGTCCTCCAATGGTTCCTACTGCACATTCCGCCTTTGTACGTCAAGGCCCTGGTACTGGTGTGTATCAATTCACAGCAATAAATCCTGAGCAAGCTGTGGGAGGTACTGTAGGTCCTGACTGGATTCGTGTGGGTTTCGTAACCACACCCAATGCTAACAACCAACACAGAGCTGGCGATGCAGGCAATCGTAGTCTCACAGGTGGTCTTCCTGCTGGCGACAGAGATGCGGTTTACTATGGGTTTCAGTTGGAGTCTGGGGCTTTCCCAACCTCATACATTCCTACTACAGGAGTAGCCGTTACCAGACAAGAAGACCAGCTAGCAATCAATCTTCCTGCCGCCTGGACTTCAAACAAGCTGATCTTCGAATACGTCCCTGAGCATGACGAGCAAGCTGTTATAGACGGACTTCAGTGCATCTTCATGTTGGACGATGCTACCGCCTCTCGTGGTGTCGTCATGAACCAGGATGGCGGTGTAGCTCGCATCATAGTCACTGATGGTACTGCTATTGCAGAGGTTCAGTTCTCTTCTGCATTTATTACTAGTGGCTTCACCGCAGGTGATACTATTCGACTTGAGATCGATTGGGACAATCAGTTCGTTCGTCTGTTCGTAAATGGGCAATACGAAGATGCAAGCTACTTTGTTGGAGGCACTGCCAGTCTAGCTCCTTACACAGGAACTCAGTTTCACATCGGTCATGATGGAGCTGGAGCTACTACAGTCTGGGGTCTTCTTCGTGTAGGGGTGGTATAAGTTTGTAAATTATGTTACAAGGTGATTTATGACTGCGGACAACACAATAGAGCTAGAGAGAATAGCACTAAAATCTACTGATAAATCTAAAATCCATTCTATAATGGCAGATTTGGAAAGTCTAAAATCAAAGTTAGGGCAATCGGTGCTGAACCTTGATGCTCTAAAGGAGCAGTTCTCCGTCCTGGAGTCCCGTCATATACAGGAACAAAAGATGATTAAGGAGTCTATCTCAGGTAAAACTGACGAGCTTAATGCACTAGGAAAGTACCTTACCGAGTCCTATGATGTGGATCTTTCTAAATCTGGATGGACACTGAACACAATTGAAGGGTGTTTTGTAAGGAACGGAGTTCCGGAAAAGCGCACTTCAAAAAATGGGTCCCCATCAAAATCTCCTAGGAAAAGGTCCAAGTGAAGGATTTTATCTCATTGTTGGCCATGTACGGACTAACTTTTTTGATCAAGGAGTCCTACTTACTATCTGCGCCAAGGAATTTTCTATCTGAGAGAACTAGGTTTTTCCGTAAGTTATTTTCTTGTCCTTACTGCATAGGGTTTCACTCTGGATGGATGGTGTATTTTCTTGCTAATGGATTTGTGGAATTTTCTTCTGACACCGTTTGTTCCTTGCTCATTTATTCCTTGGCCGGGATCACGATATCTGGATTCCTCGACAATCTTCTTATCTGGATAGAGAAACTTGCGGAGGGAGAGTAACAAAATAAGTGTTACTTTTTAGGAGTTATTCTATCATCGATGCCTTCTCGCGGAAATTTACGGCCTCTTTCTCCTCGCGTACTCATGGCCAATACTGCCCCTAACATCGTTGGGTACAGCGATGGATGCCGTAGCATATCCGCTATAGGTGAGCCCTCCGATTGGCAAGCCCCATCTCAATATCGTAGGTTGTCATCGTTAGGGCCCGTGTACAGACAGTTCTATAGGGTTCAGTGCTCCGTCTCCTATCCAGGAAAACCCACACGGTCCGGAACTCCAAAGAAAGTCATTCTATGCTGGCCTGGATTGCCCTCGCCTGGAATACGATCAGAAGAATTACTTCCAGGAAGACCCTCTGTCACCAATCCTGTGTGGGTTAGTTGTTCCTGTAACTACTTTAGGTATGTGTGTGAGTGGGCGTTGACTCGATATGGAAGCTCCGACATCATATACAGCAACGGACAGCCTGCTAGATTTACGAACCCTAGAGGAATAGGTACCTTGTGTAAGCACATATATGCTGTTCTTCCAGTAGCTCTTTCCTCCTGGTCAGGAGAGTCCCCAGAGGAGAGGGCGGTTGAAGAAGATGACATACAAGATGTACCTGTAGTTCCTGAATTTTCGCCTACAGAAGAGCTTCCTCCTGATCTGGACCTGGCTCCAACCACTACTGAAGATTCGGACACCGCAGACCCCACAGATGCACGAAACAGGGAGGCCCATTACCGTGTAGGGTCGTTATACCTGCCTGGTAAGTATTTACGTGCTGCTCATGCTCTAAGGTCTTTGGCCCTTCCCTTTGATTCGGAGTATTGCTGATGGGAAGAGTTAGAGATCTTTTTCAGTTGGTGAACGGAAAGCTTCCCTCTTATAATTCCGCCTTTATAAAGGTCAGGGGAATTGCTCATCCTCTTGACCCCTTTTTATCTGGAACCTTGCGCTTTGCGCGTAAGGTAGGTTCACCACTTCCTATTTGGCTTCCAGATAACCAGACCACTCTTTCCACAGGAGCATCTGCAACTTCTTCCCGTTTGGCTTTATCTTCTCCACTTCCGTGGTTCCGCATAGGAAGTAAGATTCTTGTAGATGGTAGATTTTTTACTTCTATTGACGACATTCTTGAATCTGGAAACGTTCTTTCTTTGGTGGAGCCACTTATCACTGGATATCCTGCAGGAACAACAGTAGACCTGTACGGACATCCTCTTGAACTTAATGGGACGTACACTCCCACTCCTTCCTCCACTCCTATCTCAGATGATTTTGTACGTAATTTGTCTCCAAGAGGGTCTGTGTCTGCGGTTTCAGACACCAATCAAGTTCTCTCCGGGGAGCCTATTATTGATGGAGTTTCTCTTGTCTCTGGAGAGAGGGTCTTACTGATAAATCAAACAGACCCCACTGAGAACGGTATATGGGAGGTTTCTGTATTTTCTTGGAGTCGGCCGTCTGATTTCCGTGGTGGTTCAGCGGCTTCTCGCGCACAGGTATTTGTGCTAGGTGGTACTACTTATTCCAGAAGTTCCTGGGTGTGCACTTCCACCTCTGGGCTTGATATCATATCAGATCCATTTGCCCTTCCTTCACCCATTTTGGGAGGAGTGCTTACGTGGGCGCAGTTGTCAACTGTTAATACTTTTGTGGTTCACAGCGAATTCCCTATTTACACCGGAGATGTAATAAACTATAGGTTCTTTGAGTATTCTGTGGCAGAATCTCTTTCTGTAGGCTCTCTTCCTGATGGGAGGATAACCTATCAAGTAACCGTAGACGTGGGAATACCAGACATCTTAGAAGACGGAAGGTCGGACCAAGTCTACCTGAGGGCGTTCCCTTCTTACGAATCAGAACGACGCCCGCTTCCTAACATCCCCCTTACAGAGAATAATGTAGGA